AAAAACAGTAACTTCACCTCTTAAACTTCCTACTAGTTCTTGAACTCCATTTACGGTTTGGGTCTGAACAAATATTACCTTATTTAAATTAGCAACCTCAGAACTTAAGGTATTAACCTGTTGTTGTACTGATGTTATTGATGATGATTGAGACTTTACAATTGCTAAAGTCTCTGGGTCTGATTTTCTACTAACCGGAACAAGTGCCCCACCTCCACCAAAAATATTTGATGAGACTCTACTTCTTTGAAATAGTGCCTTTCTTCTTTCCGCAGACAAATAGGACCCAGATATAGGATCTACCCCACTTTGAGCTATTTGTGCTAAATCAGCCATTTGCTTGGTTCTTTAAATTTTCTTCTTCAATATAATTTTGTAGGAGAGTTATATAAATTTCCCTTTCCCAAGGAATCATATCTTCTAGTTCAGTCAAAGAGTATTTATGATGCTGCATCAGAGCAAAGTTTGTCTTATAGTATGACGCAAGATCAGTATGCGCCATACCTACACGAAAAAAGCTGAAAGACCCTCCAATACAACTTCACTTTCCACACCGGTCTTTGGATTTTTAACTTTAATTGTATGAGAAAGTTTAGGCATAGTCTCAAAAAATTTTTCAACTTCTTTGAATTGTTTGGAACTTAACTGCTCTACGAATTCTAATAATTCTTTTTTAGTAGAATCACTTGCTGTCCAAGATTCTTCTTCCGAATAAATTTGATCAATACAAGATATAATCAAATCAAAAGTATCATCAACACTTACACCATCACCAGAATCAAAATTATTCTTGATAAACTCAGTCATAGATGGATATCTCATTCTTAGAGTTAGAGTATCATCTAACTTAATATCACAAGAATGTTTTGGATCAACCTCAACAGTAATCTCATCTAAATTAATACTCATCGGAACCTGAGTCGTTTCATCATCAGGGCAAGTGATTAAAACATCAACACTCTCACCCACAGACTTACCTCTAATATTAAGAAACAAATACTCAATATCAAATGTGGATAGGTCTTCTACTTTAATACCTTTGCTTAAAATGCAATTTGAAATGACATTCTTAACTGCATTTGCAATCTGTTTAGGGTCTTCGCTTTCTAGAGCAATAATCAGAATTTTTTCTTCTTTAACTAGAAAGGGTCTATATCTAATTTTCTTTTTTAATGAAGGAATTTCCAATTCATAAATTGGAGTTGCAATCTTTGGTAAAGGCATAATATCCTATAAAGTTCAGTTAAAATTATTTAGACGACTTAGGCAACTCCAACTGGTCTTGGGTCATCCAATCTACCAGTTCCTAGATTGAGATTTCTATTAATCAATTCATCTCTTCCTGTGGCAAGTCTATTTTGTCTATTTGTTTGATTAGTTGTACTGTTAATTACATTACCTAAGACTTTATTATTATCATTATTTCTTATAAAATCTAAACTTAATGTTCTGCCACAAACATATCTTTCGTAATTAAATGTGGCACTCATTTTTAATATATCAGAACCATTATACTGAACTGGTACTGAATTTAAAGAAAGTGGAAATAGTCCGAAAAAATTATACTCAATTTCTGCATTATAATCTCTATCAAACTTAATAATCTTAGTCATATCACTCTTATAATCTTTTGGATATCTCATTCTAAAATAATATCCGTCTCTGGATGGATTCTCATTAGAACCACTGGCAATAAACTCCATCCAGTGCTCTATGAATTTTAAATTGGTATAATTACTATCAACATAAAACTCCAGACCAATTTCTGTAAAGATTCTGCGATGAGCAATTCTTTCGTTTACTCCAGTATAATTATTGCTAATATCGGCAGTTGCTAGTTGAGTTCCCGGTAGTGATGCCGAAAAACAAAGTAGTCCCGCATCATTAGCAACAAATAATGGGTCAACTCCTCTTATTGCAAGATGTGATAAAAGTGGAGTTGGTAGACCACCAAAGATGACCTGAAAGTGAGAACTCTGAGCCAGATTCGTAAATAGTGGTTTAAAATCAGATATTCTGCGGATACTAGGCATTCTAAATACCTTTTATGAGTCTTATTAGTATAAGTATTTAGATGTCTTATAAAGGAAAATTCAAACCATCATTTCCTGAAAAATATGTTGGAGACCCCACCAACATCATCTATCGGTCTTTATGGGAATTGAAGTTTCTAAAATATTGTGATACGAATGAAAATATTTTAGAGTATGCTTCAGAAGAACTTGCAATTCCATATCGTTCACCGGTAGATGGAAGAATTCATAGATACTTTCCTGATGCTTATATAAAGGTTAAAGAACCAGATGGAAGTACTAAAAAGTATTTGATTGAGATTAAACCATATAAGCAAACGATGCCTCCACCCAAACCTAAGAGGCAGACCAAAGGATACATCTATGAAGCATATGAATATGCCAAAAACCAATCAAAGTGGGAAGCGGCAAGAGAATATTGTAAAGATAAAGGATGGACCTTCAAAGTAATCACGGAACACGAATTAGGTATTTCTAAAAAATGAACCGTATTAAACCTCTACTCAAAAACTTATATGGAACAGAAGATGCCGATGATTTGATGTTGGAAATACTTGATGTATTGAAACAAACAACTACTTCTCCAGAGGCAGGTAAGTTTTATACTTTTGTTTACAGACCGAAGACTCCTCGTGTAAGATATGACGCACATCCTTTTGTTGCCGTTACAAATGTTTATTCTTGGGGATTTACTGGCATTAACTTCCACTGGGGGAGGGGGCGTCAATATACCTTTGAAGAAGTGATTGGACCCCTACATATTGTGGATAAAAATGAGGTTGGTGATTTGAGAAGAATACCTTTTGGACAAATCAAGATAAATAACTAAAAAAGATAAATGGTAAACGGATTTAATGTAACAGGAAGTTTATCACCTAATGCGGAAAGAATTGCTGCGGCTGCTTCTGCCAAACTTTCTTCGTCTGCGGCACCTCTTAGATATCCACAGAAGAGTATTGGTAAAGATGATGACTACTTAGAAATAGGTGTGATTGAATATGTTGAAAATAAATCAACATTAGGGCAAGACAATCTTAAATTAAGGTCTCAAACAGAAGCAATACAACAATCCAACCAAAAACCAAAACAAACAATACAACTACCAATACCATCAAATATTGGAGATACAAATCAAGTTGATTGGGGTAATGGCAATACTTTAAATGCTCTTGAAGCTTTTGGAGTAGCAAATGTAGGAAACATTCTTGCAAGTAAGAATTTAGGAAAAGGTCTTATTGATGCTCTTAAATCTATTGGAGCAACCGCAAATAATGTTGCAATCCAAGGCGGTGGTCAAGATTTAGTCACTAATTATTTTAGTGCTGAGTTAATAAATTCATTAGGTGGAAACACATCTGCAGGAGGACTTCTATCAAGAGCAACGGGTCAAGTTTTAAATCCAAACTTAGAATTACTTTTCAGTGGTGTTAATTTAAGGTCTTTTGACTTTGACTTTGATTTTGCTCCAAGAGATGAAAAAGAATCTAATATCGTTAAAGAAATTGTAAGAATTTTTAAACAATCTATGGCTCCAAAAAGTGGGGGAACTGGTGCCGGTGCCGGTTTATTCATTAAGGCACCAAATGTGTTTCTTTTAAAATATAAGAGTGGAAATAAGGACCATCCTTACCTAAACAAATTTAAACCTTGTGCATTAACGAAAATGGGTATGAATTATACGGCTTCTGGTTCATATTCAACATATGCCGATAAAACTCCGGTTCATATGAGATTATCTGTTAGTTTTACCGAACTTAATCCAATTTATAATGAAGATTACAATAGCAATATTGGAAAACAAGCAGTAGGTTACTGATATGTCTTACTTTAGAGAACTTCCGGACTTAGAATATCAATCACCCTTTGCTGATAGTAATTCTTCACAGAATTATGTAAGAGCAAAGAATCTATTTCGTCGTGTAAAACTTCGTGATGACTTACAGAATGTCTTCACTCTGTTTAATAAGTATCAAATTACAGAAGGTGCAAGACCAGATACTATTGCAGAAGAAGTTTATGGTAAGGCAGATTATGATTGGGTAGTTTTATTGACTGCCGGTATTGTAAATGTAAGAGATGAATGGCCTCTTTCTAATAGAGACTTGTACACATATGCAGAACAAGTTTATGGTGATGATTTAAATGCAATACATCACTATGAAACCACAGAAGTTAAAGATGCTAATGGAAGACTCATTCTTCCTAAGGGTAAAATTGTAGATTCAACTTTTACTATTCCAGATCCCGACGATTACTTGGCAACATTAAATCCTGTTGTTGGTATTAGTAATTATGAATATGAGACCATAAAAAATGAAGAAAAGAGAACCATATATCTACTGAGACCTGATTATCTACAGCAATATTTAAATGATATGAGAAAGATTATGTATTATGATAAATCTTCTCAATATGTTGATAAGAAACTAATTCGTACCGAAAATACAAGAATTACGATGCCATAAAAAAAGGGGAGAAAAATCTCCCCTTTAGTGTATTATGAATCAGTCTTCGGCAAGTTTTGCAAAGTATGAGAGTGCATCATCATCCTCATCATCCTCAACAGGACGAGTCGGTTTCAGGTTGTTGAGTTCGCTACGCAGGTCTTCGGTCAGAGAAGGGGCAGGACCGCGATAGTCATCCTCATCCTCAACTTCAGAATCAATACGAGCAGACTTTCCACCAAGAACGGAATCAAGACGCTTCTTCATTTCCTCATAGGACTTGAATTGGTCAGGAGAAACAAACTCGGCAAGAGAATATTGCTTCTTCCAAATTGCTTCCATAGCATCATCATCATTCAGAAGAGCACCCTGAGCAGCAAACTCGCTGGAATCATAGTTCCTATAACCGGCAACATTCTTTGCCTTCAGTTTGAAGTTGGCACCAGTCCAGAAATCAAACGGATCGATGGGAGTCTCATCTTCAAACTCAGGTTGCATCGCTTCCGTGAGTTTGTCAAAGATTTTCTTACCATACTTGAACAGAAAGACTTTACCCTCATTTTCAGGATTAGTAGGGTCTTTCACGACATAAATGTTGCTCATATAAGTCAGTTTACGCTTCTGCTTACGAGCAACTTCTTTATTGGAATCCATACCGGAATTCCAGAGACCAGAGTTGTGCTCACAGATAGGGCACTTTTGGTTCAGAGTGGTAAGGCACGAGTCAATCAACCAACCACCAGGACCCTGGAAGGCGTGAGAATAGACTTTAACGAACGGCAGGTCTTCACCATCAGGAGCAGGCAGGAAGCGAATGACGGCATAACCATTACCGCTTTTATCACATTCCAATTTCCATACACGGTCATCAGAAGAATTACCAGAATTATTCATTTTTTCGACTTCTTTCACCAGTTTTTCGGTGAGAGAACCAAGCTTGGATTGTTTTTTTAAGTCCGAAAAGCTCATTTTGGATTTTTTGGATAAATTGGATTTTGTTTTGCAACAACTTTATTATAGAAGATCTATAAAGGGATGTCAAGCCCTCGTCCAACCTTTATGTTGTTTTCTACCGTACTTCCCTCTTAGGGTAGAAGTCATAGCACCTTGATCTAAATTATTTTCAATACAAAATTTCTTTAAATTTGTTGTAGTATAAATTTTCCCCGTAGGATCCTTCAGCGTCCAAATTATTGGATTTTTAGTATATTGATTTTGTCTTGCCATTCTATCATTTAAAGAACACAATAAAATATTTTCGGATTGTGTTCCCCATTTTAAATTATTAACATTATTATTTTTTGGATTATCGTCCAAATGGAGAACATTTGGATAATTATTTGGATTTTCTAAAAAAGATTTAGCAACTAATCTATGCACATATTCAGAGACCCATTTATTATTATCATTTTTCATAGAAACAAAATTATATCCATAATTATTTTCATAAAAATTTATATAATCTTTTTTAGATATGGAAAATACTTTACCAGTATCTTCTATAAGGTAATTAGAAAATTCTTTTAATTTGTTAAACATTTTATGTCTTTTGCTTATTATTATTTAGTAAAAGACATAATTATAGCAAAAAATCGCTCATCAGTCAAGATACTTTTTGAGCGACTCAATGGTTTTTGTCATACTACTGAAAAGAATACTCATATCAGTCTCTGGCGGAAATCCCATCAGAGCAACGGACTTTCTCAGATTCTCTTTCATCTCAATTGCCTGAGGGTCATCTGAAAGAGAAAGTCTGGTATACATAATTCTCTGCTTCTCAAGCAGTCGTGTCATTTTTTCAATATGTTCCAGTTTGTCTTCTCGGGGCATCATACCAAAAGTTAAAATACTATTGTATATAAACTCCTGAAGTTCATTAATTTCTTTTAGTTCTTCCTGAATAAGTTCAGAATCAAAAAAACTACTCATTTATAATATCCCTCAAAATTCGCTTGTACTGAAACACATCAATATTTAGAAATGGCGTATACTTCTTAATTTTTAAACTTACGGTTTCCCATATTGGGTCCAGAAGTTTCTTGTCAAATTGTTTCCCGAACAGGAATATTCTATCATAAATTACCAGAGTTTCAATACAAATCTTCCCGCTCAGGAATTTTTTTAGAATTGGTGGATGTCCTTTGGAGCAGTTCAAAGCATCTTCTAATTTTACTTCCGAGAACAATTCTGTTGATTGTTCCTTGAATAAGTAACTCAAACTCTGTTGTCTTCTCATCCATTCTTGGTAGTTTCTTTCTCCAGAATTGATAATTTCGCCAATCCATATGCTTTGGGGATTATCTGCTACTATAAAGTTTGATACTAAAAAATCTACTATTTCTTTGTCCGAATATTTACGAGAACTTTTCTCGAAAAAATATTTGTCTTTGCGTTTATTAAATGATGTAAGTGTTGCTCTTGTTTTTTTATATTTAAAGTAATCATATTTGGGATTGGTGAAATGATTCTTGATTCCCAAATATGCTTGATAAGTTTCAAAAGGTGACATCAGATAGGCAATTTCGCTTTAGAGGTTCTCTTCATAAAGTTAAGACTAATCGCATCATACTTTAGTCTTTCTTTAAGAGGTTTAGAAACTAGTTTAGTAACCGATTCTACATCAATACCGTTGATTTCACAATAATGACAAATAGCATCAATATAATTGCAGTTTTCTTCTGCAACTATTTTTTCAATTTCTAAAGCAAACTTGGAAGGAGTAAGAAACTTATCTTCTATTGCTTTTTCTAATTCTTTGTTCGTTTCCGTTTGTTCCATAGATTCTATATTAATTTCTAGAAATGTCTCTAATATATTTGCCATAATTTAAGAGTAATAATATGTATTATAAAATAAAATAATCGTTTAGTCAAGCAGACATTAGTTCAAGTTTATCATTCACAAACTTTTTAATATATTCCACAACAAGTTTCATATATTTGTTCAGGTCTCTCTCTTCATAAACAACACATTCACCATTTTCACACGCCATAATAATTACAAGTTTTTTAACTTTAATATCTGTCATCTCGTAAAGTGCCATTCCATAGAACATAGCCTGAACGAAATAATTCTCAATCCAATCTCTTGGTTTTGGTTTTTTAGAAGTCTTAAAGTCTATGATGGCAAGTTCTCCATCAAACTCGGCAATACAGTCAGTAGTACCGGCAACACCAAGTTGTTTACTATATAGAGCTCCTTCCAGACAGTAGATATTATTAATCCTATTCAGTTCTGATTTTGCAATCTTAAAAAGAAAATCTGATATGGGTTGAACCGGAGGAAGGTCTCTATTGTAAAGATAGTTCTCAACCAGGGTGTGCATATCAGTTCCACGACTGGTTGCTGCCTTGGTGATTTTATCTGCCTCTTCTACACCAACTCTCTTACGCCACTTGACAAAGATTTCCTTATTAAAATGACTGGTTACCGAAGTGATGGAGACCAACTTCAGCAGTTGGTCCTCATCTGGCACAGAATAATATCGGACTCCATCAATCGTTTCTCTTTCAAGTTGAGGAAGTACATTATCAAGATGATTAAACATTAAAAACCTGCTTCTAGTTTAGCAATAATGTATTCTTTGACAAGTCCGGAACGAACAATATCATCTACACCAAACTCAATTATATCAAAAGATGGCATTTTACGCAATACTGTCATAAAATCAACGATTCCATTACGCTCATTTGTTTTTTGAAGGTCACTCTGAGACGCATCTCCACAGAACATAATCTTTGAGTTCTCACCAACACGAGTGATAATAGAATCTAGTTCGTGATATGACATATTTTGGAACTCATCCACAATAATAATAGAATTATCAAGCGTGGTTCCTCTGAGGAATGAAGTACTCCAGAACTTAATGGTTTCTTGAGACTTAAGATTGCCATAAAGCATCTCAAATTCAACATCATTTGAAAGTTGGAACATATACTTCACCATATTCTTATAAGGAATCTGGTAAATATCCGACTTGTCATCATAAGAACCGGGAAGAAATCCAATTTCTCTTGTGGCAACTAATGACCTAACAAGATAGATTTTTTCAAAAGGTGTTTTTTCATCTAAGACTTCACGAAGAGCATTATAAAGGGTGATAAAAGTTTTACCAGTACCGGCACACCCGTAGGCAACTAAATGTTTTTGATTGGCATAAGAATCAAAAAGTTTCTTTTGATTTTCGGTAAGTGGATCAATATCTACTAGATATTCACCACTTAACGGTTTTTTACGCTTTGCTTGACGAGTAGTAAGATCAACACCGATTGGTTGCTCTGCTCTTTTTCTTCTTGCCATAAGTGTTTAGAGTTTTTGTACTTTTGATCCGGGCATCTTTTGGGCACGACCTAGGACATCGTTCCACGAAGGGTGCTTGGAGGTTAGTTTATTCCGCCAATCACCTACTTCACCAACATTCATTTGTGTTGGAATAAGTGGTTTGATGTGAGGATTTTCTTTGAGATATGGGTCTTTGTCCGCCATATACATCCATTTCTCAAAGATTTCACCCGTTTCCGTATTCTCAAATCTATAAGTAGGGCACATAAGTTATAATAATTTACAAAAATATTTAGGGGTATATTAATTTATTTTTTTTCTTTCTTCCCATCTTTTTCTATTTGCTTCACCTATTTTTCTTTTATGTTCTTCGCTCATTTTTTTACCTTTATTAGGAGATGTTCTACCTTTTGCCGTTTCTTTTAATTTTTGTTTATGTTCTTCACTTCTATTTTTTGCATATTCGCTCAGTTTTCTTCGATGTTCTTCACTGAAAGGATCCATTTTTTTACCTCTATTCCAAGAACAAGAACTATTTCCCGTATTTGCTTCACTTATTTTTTGTTTATGTTCTTCACTCATTTCTTTTCCATACATAGGATTATTTTTACCAGTCTTTGATGCACTTAATTTTTTTCTAGTTTCTTCACTACAAACTCTATTTTTACTTGCTTTACTTAATTTTTTTCTAGTTTCATCTTTACATTTTCTACCTTTACTAAGTTCTCCAATTTTTTTTCTAGTCTCCTCAGAATGTTTATATCCACACATTCCCTCACCACCATCAGTTCTATTATGAAGAATACCAGTTCCTAAATCTAGTCTACCAAAGACAGCAATCATATACTTCTCGTGCTTGAACGCTTCTTCCTCTGTTATGTTTTGTTTCAGGAAGATTATTCTGGATTTATCTTTAGGAGCATTAACCCCCTTTAATCTTTTTCTATAAACCCTATCACCATTTCCCTTACCGACATAATAAGGAGTTCTATCTTCACGCAAATAAGCATAAGTATAAAATCTGTTAAGATTTACCATAACTGCTCTTTAGTTGACTGCATTAATATTTATAAGGGAGAAGTTTAACCTCTCCCACCTGTAGAGATTGCAGTCAACTTCAGGCATTTTTATTTAGGTTTTGTTTAAGGTGAAAGTTTTGCTTTTCTAAGCCTCTTTTCCTCATAATAACTGAAGATTTCAGGAACCCATTCTTTCATTACAGGAACCATTCCTTCACAGAGAGCCTGAATTTCTACCTGAGCATCCAGTTTAGCACGAAGGTCAAGAAAGTGAAGTGCGGCACGAAGAGAGAATGAAACTACAAAGTTCTGGCGGATATTCTGAGGAAGATAATCACGGAGATGTTCCTCTGCCATACCACGCTGTTCGTAACCCTCAGCATACCTCTCAGATGCTGCCAGACAGAACTTTAACTGCCTTTCGTAGTCTTCCCTAGTCCACTCATACTTGTGCCCTTTACGGTCCAGGTAGAGACCTTCTGGACGCACATAATAAACTTCTTCAGGTTTCAGTTCACCCTTGGCAACTTTAAGTACACGACGACCGGTATAACGCTGCGACTGAACATCAAAACTTACACCAACACGATGAGTTCGTGCCTGTACGATGACATTATGAACGAATCCAACACAGTCCAGAGAAATGGCAGGGTGCTCCAGCGGTCCCCAGTGCCCTCTTTCATTTGCCAGGAGTTGTTCAATCACCCACTTACCACAGTCCTTCTCACTTGGAGGAAACTTAGTATGAATGGGGTCTTCACTATAATCATTCTTACCTCCCTGATAAACCAGAGTTTGAGGAAGTTGTGTCTGACGAAGCATCACAACTTTCATATGTTGGTCAAGTTCAAGAAGGTCTTTTGCTTTAATTGGTTTCATTTTCCAAATCCTTTTGATGTTTTTGCTTCTAGTTCCGCAAGTTCTTCTTTTACAACTCGCAGTTGTGATTTCATTTGCTTAAGTTGTTCATCGGAATATAGGTGGTCCTGCCTAATCAATCTTTCCAACAATTTTACAAGTTTTTTTGCTCTTAAAGACATTAGTTAAAAAACCTCATCATAGTCAACTTCTTCTGGACGAATATCATCATACTTATATTGCTGAGTATCTGGATATACTTCTGCCTTGAGTGCGTCCAAGAGCAGTTCCATATTCCGAATAATTAATTTAAGTTTGTCCTTATCCATTTAGATTAATATTCTGTTTTGATTATACAAAAAAAGAGAGGACTTGTCAATCCTCTCTTTAGAAAAATATCACTTATAAAGCCACTGAATATACATTGATAAAATAATAGTCAAAAGAACTATTCCGGCACTCATTGAGACTATGAGATTTGCCATTATTTTGCTCCGATTAGTTGTGCTAATTGTGCTAAATGACGACGCTGTTCTTTTTGTTTTTGTTCTTTGATAAGTTGTAGGAAGTTGAGTTTTTTCATCACTTCGCCTCCTTTACAAACTTAACCCCACGATAAGTCTCATTATACTGTTGGGGTTGCTGTTGCGCCTGCTGTTGTTGCTGGCGACGAACTTCGGTGTCATAAGAGACACCACGATATACGACTTGTGACATTAGGTTTTCTCCTTAGTTTTTAGGTTAAAGAGCGTTCCTTCAGTCGGCGTTTGCGTTCGCTATTTGCGAATAGCGAATGAACGATCCGTTCCGCGTCGGCTTACTTCCGTCTGGATTATTCCAGATGAACGATACAATATATATTACCACAAAATCAAAAAAGTAGCAACCGATACTAAAAATGTATCAGTACGCTACTGTTTTAAAAACCTTAAGGAGCAAAAATTTTGGGGGAATTTTTTTGCCCGATATGGGAAATCACTTTCTCTTTTTCTTTTCGGGTGCTCTGTATCCCCAAATCTTAGGAGACACTCTTCCATATCCCCAATCAATTTTTGTAACTACATCTGGGCCGAACTTATCATAATACATATCAAAGATTTTAACTCTTGTACCACGACACAAATCCATATAAGAGTTTCCCTTTAATGTATAAGATACGATATATGCATCATTAGGAAAAGAAGGATCTTTAACCTGAGCAAGTGATGCGTTTTCAATCAGAATCTCACACCCATAACGAGGAGGAATATCTTTCTTTTCTTCCGGAGTCCATTCCATAGTAGTTTTCTCCTCGGTGATATTGCTTTCTACATTACGAACTCTACTCACGAACGACCTCCCCACACAATTTCTGGATATGCCTGAGCAACAATTTCTTTTGTAATCTTATATTTAGTTTGAAGTTTCTTATCCTTTACTAGGCATAGAATTTCTGCCTCTAGAGGATGAAGACCCTCCAGTACATTAATAAACATTGTTTCTCTACGAAGAGAACTCAGTCCATCATTTCCACCTCTTACAAAATTATAAAATCTAGTGTACTCTTTACGAATTGAAGAAAATCCTTGGTCTTGAGAACCAAGTGAATTAGAACCCATTTCACTCATTTTACCCACGGCATCTTCTATTTTTTCACTTAGAGTTCCGCTGAATGAATTTTGCTCCCCAACACTTGAGTATGGAACAATTCCTTCTGGAAGAGCAGATATTACGCTCTCATCAAAGTTCCAAATAAAAATTGCTTTGAGTGATGGATCTGCATATTTTTTCAGAATCTCAACTTTTTTAATGTTGGTCCTCTGCTTGGATACAAGATTTAAAATCTCAAATACAAAAGGATTTGCCGGTAAATCTTCGTTTACTGAGGCGGTTGTTTTTGGTTTTGCTTTTGCCTTTGTCGCTGTCATAATTGTTTAATATGTAATTATAATTGTAATGATATTTAGAGTTTATTCTTCATCGTCGTCAAGATCTTCATCTCCATCATCAAAATATCCTGGCTCAAATCTTACAGAAACAATTTCTTCATCAATAAGATCTCCGTCCTTATTATAAAACTCCGGATGATAGGCAATTTGCTTTGGTCCTTCCTGATGAGTCATCATATATTCTCTACTGACCCAACCTAACAATAGACCCATTACAAAAAATAGTACGGTTAAGAATGAACCTATAACTAAACTAGTTGCCAACATTTTTGTTCTCCTGGGAAACTACTCGACTTTCCTTGACTTTATCGAAAATTCAAGATAGATGGTTACTTCTCGTTTGAAAAAGGAAATTATCTTCTCGAATATAAGATGAAAAAGTTTAGGTTGTTTTCTTTTTCCTCCAGTAAGTATAAGTTCTACACCACGATTGGGTGTTATGCTATTATTTATGTCTGGCATTATACAATCTGTTGTTCCTTCAGAAATTTAACAGTATCAGTACATCCGCCAAGTTTTTTATCATCACAAATAACTTGTGGGAATGTAGAACCTTCCCCAAACTCCGCATAGAACTCTTGTTTAGTGAAGTCATCTCCCAAATTATACACCACAAAGTTCTTTCCTGTCAACTCTAGTACCTGTTTGACTTTATAGCAATATGGGCAATCATTCTTAGTATATACGGCAAAGTTCATTTTATTTTCCTCTTTAGTAAGTATATTTAATTTATATTAAAAACCATCTTCGTGCCAAGAACAGACATCCAGATATGATTGAATTGTAAATCCCGGTTTGCAGGTCCAATCAAAATCTATACATTTTCTTGAAAAAGATTTAAAAATTAAAGGAGTTATTCTATCACTAAAATCCTTAGCATATTGCCAATTAATTGCATCATCATAAAGGTATTTCTCAGGTTCAATCAGCATTTTCTTAACACAGTCATCAAATTTAGCACAGTAATGTGCTCCAATATAAGTCTCAGGTCGTGTCAAATAGTTTGAATATTCTGCAAGTTCATATTTTCCAATACGAACTTTATCAATAAGACTATTATACTCCAAAGGAATATCAAACAAGCAATAAAGATCCTTTGTTTCTCCCCAATAAATGTGATCTCTTGGATGAAAAAGTAATGAAGGAAACATTCCTGCAACAAAAATATTATCATTTGTATGATTTTTCATAAAAAATTCATACATACTCATCATACTATTGTAATTATATTTTTGATCGGATCTCATCTTTACAGAAAACTTTGTTTCGCAGAGTTTAATTCCGGCAAAAGATGTTGTAATCTGTAAATTTTTATTGCAAGTTCCCGGAGTTAATGGATATACACTTCTAACATATTTAACTTTTGGTGAGCGATAATGGTCGGGCCTATCATCCCCCCAACAAGAAACGATTATATTATTTACAAAAGGTACTCTTAAATACTCATCAATAATCTCATCAGTGTATTCAGTATATTTACCTTGAAGAATAATGTCTATTTTCTCACTTTCACTGACTTCAACAACATCTACACTATCTTCGGTTGAATTATTAAAGGTAAAGTAGATAATAAACTGTCCAAGATAAGTATCTTTCCAATATTCTCTGAATCCGTAGAGGTAGGTATCATCAAAGATGTGTTCGGTAACTTCCTTACCGCTTCTTTCATAAACGTGAAGTAAGTTACATTTGGTGAGATATAAATCTCGGAATTCAATGAACCTCTCTATTGCATCTTTATGGTCATTAATGTGCCATTCTCCAGCACAGTGCTTGACATTTTTAATAATAAAATCGTAGTTTTCTTTCGTAAAAATAGAATACTCTCCACCTTCACAATCAATCTTTAAAAAATCAACTTGGGTAATGTTGTTTTCTTCAATAATCTTTTTAAATGTTGTTGTGGAATATTCATTTCCATTATTTTCATAGATGTAGACACCCCTATCAGCAATCACAACACTATCACTTTCAAAGTCTGAAATTGCCTTATTAATGAAAGTTACTGGACCATGCCCAACATTCTTTTTCAGAGAATGAATAAGAGTATTGGAAGGTTCAACACAATATACTTGCTTGGGATTTTTACCTAAAATTGAATATGTAAATGAACCGCAGTTTGCACCGGCATCAATTACAATGTCTCCCGTCTTAATACGACAATGTTTCTCATATGTTCTCTCAATAAAATTCTCATTGGTAAACATCTGAGCATATTCTGGATCTGTTCCTCCCCAATCAAAATTGTCCGGAACCAAATAACTTGGAAAATACTTTTTAAGATTGTCCAAAACCGAACCACGATACTCATTTTGCATATCGTGGTTCTCATACAAATCCTTAAAGATTAAACCAGACTCTTCGTTTTTACCCCACCACCAACCAGAAACTGCTTTTTCAAACAGAAGACCATAAGTTCCAGGATATCCAACATCATGTTTAAGTGGAGGTAAATCCTTTTCTGTTAAATTCAAACCCTGAGTTGCTATAATATAAGCATCAGTCCACTGCTCTCTCTTACTATGAAACTTAGCAAGAAGATAATATGCTTCTGGACGATTTGGTAAGGTGTATACTGCATGTTGAAGTAAACCACGGGAAGTCAAATCTCTTGTTCCTTGCATTTCATAGCAAAAATGAGCCCATAATAGTGCCTCATAAGCAAGATTTGGATCTTCTGCTCTTTCTGCACATCTTAAAAAGTATGAAAGTGCAGGTGCAGTATGCCTTTGATTCCAATACCAAGCACCCACTTTGAGATTATTTTCGGCATTTTCTGGGTCATTAGTATATTGTGTAAGAAGATACTCAATCTGATTCATCGTAAAATCTTGAGGTTCTTCTTCTTTTTCTTCTACTTTCTCAACTGCAAATGATTTCATTTGTTCTTTGTTTTTCCAATAATTTAGAACAGTTTCTCTTGACTCATAATGACCTCTTTTTTGATTATTTTCAACTTCCCCATCTTCCTCTGGGGAAAATGTAGTAGCAAACTTGATATCTTCTACAAATAAAGGAATTACGGAACCACCTTTATTAATTGTTTCAAATAAAATATTTTCAACCAGAGGAACTGCATAATTATTAACACCGGGAATTTCAAGATGAAACTTTTTTTCGCCCCGACAATAGCTATCAATCAAGAGTTTTGCATAATCTCGTGTAAGAATATATGCAGTTGCCGCCCAATCATCCCATAATTTTTTTCTTATTTCAAATGTTTCATAGTTATCTCTGATTACTAGTAACTGCACATATAAGGAATCTTCGGGAATTGTTTCAATAAACTCTTCCCATGTAAAGTCCCAATATTGAATGGTTTCAAGACTTAAATCGTCTTCACAAAAGAATCCATAATCTTCATCGGTTTCTTCGTACCATCTACGAATTGCCTTAATGTGAGAGACTGCACAACCAATTGTCCCTCCATTCATTTGGTCTAAAAATTTTCCGGTAATTTCATCATCAGACTCAGAATATCTTTTGGATATAACTGCCTTTGGAGTAATTCCATATTCGGCAAACTGCTTCTCTAAATTTTGCTGCCTATCTACGCTTTCTTCTAATGAAACATAGTAGACTGATGGAAAGTTTTCAAGTTTGTTATTTTTCATTATTTTATGCGATTAGTAATTTTGTTCATTTTTATTAGTTTATTAATCATTCCCTCATAAATTCTTCAATTGTTTGAGTAGAACCAATATTTCTCCACCAATCTACATTATTGTCATAAGATTCATAATGAGCCTCGTGAATTGGTTGTTTCTTTCCCTCCTCTGTATTTGGGTCTAGATATGAAGGTAGGAAACTCAAATCTTCAGTGAATAAGGGAGCAGTATAGACTTTACCTAATGCTGAGAATATAATTGTTTCAATTACAGGAACCTTTGCCCAATCTTCTCTAAGATGAATATCCTCACCTTTTACATCTAGATGAAACTTACCATCATAATAATATGTATCAATTAGTTTTTTGACAAATCCTCTTTTAATAAGATACGCACAACCAGACCAATCGCACCAACAACGATTGCGGAAACCAATCTTAAATGTATTAAACTCATACCTCAACCAAGCAAGTTGAACAATCTCCCAGTCATCAGGAAGACTATTATAAAAATCATCCCAAGTAAAGTTCCAATATTGGATTAAGTCCATACTTAAATCATCTTCACAGAAGAAAGCAACTTCCTCCTTAGTATTATCATACCATTCTTTAATTGCCTTCAGGTGTGAAGTAACAGGACCTCTACTACCGATAGTCAGATAATCAATATAATCTGATATAATTTCGTGCTGAGTATCATCATACTTTTGAAAAATGTGACCTGTAATATTCTCAATACCAAACTGAGCAAACTTTTGATGTAGTTTTTCTCTTCTTTCGGTACAATACTCAACACTAATATAATGAACTGGAGGTAGATTTTTCAGTTTAGATGGATCTGGTTTATAGTGAATCCAGCACTTTTCATCGGAAATAAATTCAGTCAGCAATTCATTAACTGCTCGTTTTACACCTGGAAACCAATCGTATTCTTCGTGATAATAATCATGACCAGCAATAATTCCACCTGGTTTGACTTTAGGATACCAAGCAATAATATCATCTCTAACATCCTCATACTCATGAGAAGCATCAATGAAAACAAAGTCAAGAGAATTATCCTTGAATTTATTTACTGCCTCAAGAGAAGTCATCTTGAGAGGAAAATAATATTGCTCAACAGGTCTCATGTTGTCAATAAAAATATCATAGAGTTTTGGCAACTCTTTCATTCCTTCGTGCTCAACACTTCCTTCCCAAGTATCTACACAGAAGAACTCAATGTCCTTATTGGAATTGGCAATCTCAACGCACATATATGCTGCCGATTTACCTTTCCAACAACCAACTTCTACGAAACGACTTCCCGAAGGAAATCGTTTTGCAACTCTAGAGTAAAGATTGGGATAAGAAAACCAACCTTCACCAAAATTATCACTTCCGCAAATATGTTCCATTATTTCAATTCAAGCAATACTGATTCTGGGTTTCCATACAATCTACCATCCACCGCAATCTTATGAGTGGGAATATATTTCTCAACCAATTCTGGCCAAGTACTTCCCATTTCATCGTGGAATTCAATTGCAATATATTTGAAGTCTACAAAACAACTTGCATTTTCTAGTATATTTCTTTCGGCACCTTCAATATCAATCTTAAGGAAATCGTATTTCGGAAGATTCTCTAAAGTCGTTGTAGGAATGTCGTTGAACTGTACATTATGATTATCGGAATGCATATTATATCCACCTACATTTCCATCAGATTGACCCAATGAAATGAAGTCAGCACCATAATAAAGTGCTTTATTAATTACTTTAATACGATATTCGTTCTTAAATCTATCTTGAATAAAATTAAAGTTTACTGATACTGGTTCAAGAATCAAAGCAGTCTCCAATGATGAAATTTTATCAAACATAATTTTAGGAACTTCCCCAGTGCATCCACCTACATCTAGAACTGATTTGATTTGTCTTTCTTTGAGAAATTCAATAATGTTGACATAAAAAGGTCGTGAAGTCCATTCTTCATTTGTATAATAGATATGACCTTCTAATGATTCTGTAGGATATCCAGTGAATGGCGGAAATGATTCTGGTTGAGATTCTGATGTATTTTCAATCCCAATAAAATCCAATACAAATTCTTTGGATACCTTAACCAAATATGCTGCATTATCTTGATACCCAAAAGTAATCAGATAATTACCTTTATATTCTACCATACCAACGGCAAATTCAATCTCGGCATTCATAAATGAGAATTGCCTTGATACTTTAACAATATTCCATTCCTTGTCCCAGACAATGAAACGATGACGATACACACCATCTTTTCTTCCAGCGGCACTTTGAGTCAGATAAGTTTCGTGAGTCAAACAGAATCTATAATTGTCACCCAGAGGAATAATCTGAGAACCACCACGAAGATCAGTGGTTCCAAAATCTTTCCAATCTCTTCTTAGAACAGTCTCTGTAGTATTCGTATCAATATTATATCTAACAATTTCAGTACCATTTGTCCATTTCACATAATGATATGGCATATCAAGAATAGGCATCCAGTTCTTGTTGCAATACTCTTGGTCTGGAGGTGGGGCAGGAATACGATGTTGACTTACTTCCTTTACACCATTTTCGGTAAATTCAATTTCGGAAAGTTCCATACGACCCGTTCCAATCGTATCCAGATCCCTCCTTACTCCAGTCATATAGAGTTTATTGTTCCAACGAACAATACGGCAATCTTCTAATCCCACAAAATCCCAAAGTTCTTTATCGGGAAAACTTGAGGTGTCTATACGATGATAAGATTTGATTCTCATATTATCATCCATTTCGCACAGATAATTCCAAGTGCGAAGACGCCAATCGTTTTCTGGATGAATATAAACGAGAGGGCCCCAAGGATGTTCAAATTTTCTTTTTTCTGAATGATAAAGAGTGTAATTAATGTTTCTAAGATTAACTAGTAACTTATCTCCATCAAGATAAATTGAAGGGTTTGTGAGTGCTGGTCCCTTAAGTTCTTCGTGTGGAAGAATAAGTGGATGAATTGATCCTCCATTCTCTAAAGCAAGTTTTACAAAGTTCAGTTCATCTACTGCCATAAAAATATGAATGATTTGGATTATTTATTACTTAGCATTATAACTGATTTTTATATAAAAATCAAGTTTCAATAAATCTTAATTTCTTTATAGTTTGAATTAGTCAGTTCATTTATTTCTTTTTTTATCTGTGCTCTTCGGTCATTTAATTTATAAACACTACGAGCAAGTTCAACGAACTCTTCATCAAATCTTTGTTCTTTCTCCAACTTTCTCAACTGATCCTCTATTTTCCAAAGTTTTTCATTAACTTTCTTCAATCTCACTTCATATTCTAAAGTGTATTGAGTAAGAGTACTTTTAATTCTATAAAGTTCTTCCAATTCCTTTTGAACATATTCATCGTCGGTGAATAAAGATTTAATTTGTAAAATAGTAATCTTATCTAATAATTCACCGACTGATACTGGAATTGTAATCTTCATAGATTAAATTGGTTTTTAATAGTTTCAATTAATTGTGCATTTTTAGAAACAACACCAAGACCAAAGCAATGAGTAAAGGTTACTTTAGGTAAATCAATCTCTTCAAAAAATCTTTTTACTCCATATTCATTTCCATTATAATTTTCTACACAAGTATCGTGCATTAAAATTACACCATCATCATTTAAAAATTTACTCCAGGTTTCAAAATCTTGTTTAATATCTTCATACTTATGACTTCCATCAATGTGAAGAATATCAATTTTTTTATCCCAGGTTTCTGCAACTTCGTTAAAGTCACCTTCAATAAGAGTTAGATTATCCTGAAGATGAAGTTTTTCTCTTTTTGTCGTTACAAACTGGTACTTAAGTCTTTGTTCATCGGTTCCAACAAAGGAATCACCAACAAAGTTATCAATACCATATACTTTACCAATTCTAGGAATTGCTAGTGAAAATGTGGAAAATCCCCAATCAACACCAAGGTCAACAGTAACTTCTGGTTTCATATAAGAAACTAACCATTCGGCAAACTGACGATGGCCAGACCAAGCAGTTGCTGGAGTATCATCTAGATTAGTCAGGAAAAGTTTATCAATGGCATCCATTCTTTCCTTAAGTCTTAAAGTCTCTGGATTAAATCCCGAAGCAAAGACAATAATGTTTGGGTTCTGTGTGAGTTTACCGATGTTAAGTAGATGAGTAAATGCCTTACCCATAACATCTCCACCAACATTCATTGCCTCACTTACTGCATGAAAGGCATAGTTGGATGCTTGCTGAATATTTTGAGTGCTAATGAGAGCAATACTACACATCATAAACACATCAATTCTGGTGGGGTCAAAGTATGCTCTAGAAAGATTTAGATACTCCTGACCAAGTTCAAGTGCCTTATTGAGGTTCTTGACTTCAAAATAATGCTTGAAAATAAACCAAAGGTAATAAGTGTTTGACTTATCTTTTTCAAACTCTCTTTCGCAAATAGACAGATAGAAGAGTTGCTTGTCTACAGTGTTATGAACATTTTTAGTAATCTTAATTGTAGTATCAACTGCACTCTCATTCAAATGTTCTTCAGTTGGAATGAAGACTGGACTTTCATGAACGGCATTTACCCAAGTATAGTTCTTGGTTCTATGAAACCGAGTATGAGCAGTTTGACCTGGAGTTGGTTCTTGGTCTCCTACCTTATCATATCGTTCGTGCCTGAATGCTGTGAACTCTTCAGCAATCACATCAAGACCTTCTGGAAAGAACTCATCAACATCCTCATTAAAGTCTAAAGAAAATGCCCAGTCAGTCTTCACATAAGACAGTGCCAGATTTCTTACTTTGGAGAAATCAAATTCATCTCTCGTTTGTGGATGCTCATAGACTTCAATGCCTGCTTCCTTCAGTAGTTTTACTGTATTATCTGTGCTTCCAGTATCAACTACAACGGTATTTATAAACTTCTTGGAGATTTCAATAAATCTCCCAATGTTCTTCTCTTCGTTTTTAGAGATAGCATATAGTGTAATGTTCATAATTTTTCCCAAGCAACATCGTATTTTTTATCAAGAGATTCAACTTGAGCATAACCAAGTTGTTTAAATAAATTTTCAATCTCTTTTTCGTGAGAACCTAAATGCAGTTTCTCATACTCTATTTTGTTAATATCGTATTTAGTCCAATCTGTAGTTAATAATATCTCAGCATCAATACCTTCAATATCAAGAAGTAACCAATCTAATGTTGTAATCTCATATTTGTGAAATAATTGTTCAAGTGTTATACAAGGAATATCAAAACTTCTTAATCCTTCTGGGAAATAATACACTAATATATGTTCTTTAACTAATGATGCAACATGATACATTGGACCATCATTTTCATGATAATATAGTTTTACTTTATCATCAGGATATGATGGAACTTTTATCGCAATATTCTCTACAATAACATTCTCATAACAAGAATAGCAGTTTAGTAAACTACCAATATGAAGAGGATTTGCTTCTACAAATAAACCAAAATCTAATTCTTTATAGTTGTCTTTAAGATATTTTGATAGATGGTCGTCGCCTTTGTTAGACCCTATCTGCATCACTTTCATAAAAATTCTTTCCAATCAATACAGGGAGATAATAAATCTGCTTGACAGTGTGTAGAATAACCGGGAATTGAAGATATAAGAACTCTTCCCTTTTGTGCTAATTCTAAAAACTTTTGGTGGTCTGCTGATGGTTCCACTCCTGTAGAATATTTATGATGAACCGAAAAGTCCTTCATAAGAGTTGAAAACTTCACAGCAAAAGTATTTGTGGTGGAAGGAGTTGCCATCCAGTGAGATGATTTTGAGTGTAAGACCTTGGTTCTAAACTCACTATAAAACTCCATATACTTATCACCGTGGTCATAAAGAGTTACATAATCAACACCAAGTTCAAATCCTTCCATCAAAATCTTATCCCAGTTTGGACGATGAACATAATCATCTTCAAGAAAATAAATGATATCTTCTGCTGAATGATTTTGAGTTTGAATATACTTCAAAGTCTCAATAAAACTCTTTGCTTCTCCACCAGCATTTATAATATGAACATTCTCTTCTTGTGATAGGAAAGTATCTTCTATCTTACCATAGTGTTCATCGTAAATGAGTGTATAGTTTGTGGTTTCTGGATTGAGAGTGTTCTTGAAGTTTTGAAATACCTTTTCCTTATCCCACCATTCTGGTCTTTGTTTTCCCGGACTTTCCTGTATCTTAGAATAATAACAGTGCCTTAGATATACATTAATTTTCATTCAGTTTCTCCAAATCGTATTCGTTCCACCAAGACTTCCAATCAAGGAAGAAATCCTTATCCCATTCTGTTTGCATATGAAGTGCTAGTGAGGGAATAGGAGTAAAGCAATAATATCCTCTTTCATAATAGATTTTATCTATACTCTCCATTTCCATCGTTTCACTCACTTCACTTGTTCCCATTTTATAAAACAAGTCCCAGTGAAGTTTTATAATACTACTATGGGTCATCAAAGTCACTGCTGGATGAATGTTGGTTCTCCAGTAACGGTCTTTCCCAACAACAAGATTACAGGGAACAGCAGTATTTTGAGGATCGTGATACTCTGCTGGTTTATTAAATGGAAAGATACTCGCAGGTTTTCCTAGATTACAACTAAACTGATTAATAGCATCTATCATCAACTCAACAGAGTTTTGTTGATGAAGAAAGTCATCCTGAATAAAGTAGACCCAATCTTTTCCATAATCTCTGCCGTGTTCATAGCAACGAAGTATAGAAGGCATTATACCATAAGTTTCAAGATGGGTCAAATTAACTTTGAACTTTGCCGTATCAATCAATCTTTGAAGAATATCTAGAAACTCTTGGTCTGAATGGTCGTCAAAAATTTGGAGTTCTATTTCATAATCTGGATATTGTTCTTGAGCATAGTTAAGACTATCAATTACAGAAAAAATACATCTTGATGATACTTCTATCTTTGGTGCTTCACAATATCTTTCGTGACTATCATCTCGGTTTCCTTTTGAATGAGACTGAAGAACAACTAACAAATGAGTTTTCATAAATCAAACTTGGAATATAGTTTTACATTTTCTTCTCCTATTATATCAATAGGATTTTGTGAGATTTTAGATAACTTTGGACGAATGGTATGAAGGTCTTTTAGTCCCCAGGCTTCGTCTTTCTGTTCTCCACAAGCATTCTCAATCTCATTGAAGTTATTGTCTTGAGGAGAAACTTCTAAAAACTCATAGACCTTATTGAGTTCTTCTTGTGGATTAGAAATGAGTTGACTATATTCTACCAGATGAACCCAGTCTGGATACTTTGTGAGACCATATACCATACTCTCATAAGATGGAGCAACATAATATCTCCAAATATAATCAGCACGATTGTTATTTGTGATTGGAAGATTGTCTCGTCTCAAATGATTATCAATAAAATTATCTTCGTGCTTGGTTCTTTCTATCAGTGAGATATAAGATGTAAGAACTTCTGGAATAGAACGATAAGTTGCTACAATCTTTGGTTTGTTTGAAAGAAACATTTGAACCGTATCAAGGTTCTTACCCCAAAATCTGTGCTTGTCTAGGATTGTTGACTTTGGAATATGATTATAAAAGTTCGCAAGAACTGCCTTGTAGACATTATAAGATATTGCTTTACGGTCAAAGGTAAACTGCTGGTCTACTTTATTGAATGATTGCTCAATATCAGTCACCACATCACCTAATGGAGATGTTGGTGATACATAAATGTCTGGATGTTGATTGAGTATAGACCCTAATAATGTAGAACCACTTCTTGGAAGTCCTCCAAGAAAATATAATGTCTTCATAATATTTTGATTGTTATGAGTATTTAGATGCCTGGGTCTTGGTAGGTGAGTGCTGCTGTATGAGCACTATCTCCAGAACTCACTTGTTTCCAGTTGGTTCCTCCGGCAAATGTGGTGACTGGAGTGGATACATCAGTTGTTGCTGCGTTTCCAAGTCTTCCATTAGCACCATAACCCCAAGTCCATAAGGTTCCATCGGTCTTGATTGCTGTTGTGTGATTAAATCCAGAACTGACTTGTTTCCAATTGGTTCCTCCAGCGAATGTGGTGACTGGTGTGAATTTAGTGGTAAATGGCGGCTCACCAGTTCCAAGTCTTCCACTAAAAGAAAACCCCCAAACCCATAGAGTTCCATCGGTTTTGATTGCTGCTGGAGAGTATCCAGCAGCACCCACTTGTTTCCAGTTGGTTCCTCCAGCGAATGTGGTGACTGGAGTAGATATATCGCCATTACTATTGTTTCCAAGTTGACCACTAGATCCTTTACCCCAAAGCCAAAGAGTTCCATCGGTCTTGATTGCTGCTGTAAACTCAAATCCAGAACTCACTTGTTTCCAGTTGGTTCCTCCAGCAAATGTGGTGACTGGAGTGGATCTACTAGTTGTGCCAGCATTTCCAAGTTGTCCACTAGCATTATTACCCCAAACCCATAAAGTTCCATCGGTCTTGATTGCTGCTGTCAAACCATTTCCAGCACTTACCTGTTTCCAGTTGGTTCCTCCAGCAGATGTGGTGACTGGAGTGGATCTATCGGTTGTTGCTGCGTTTCCAAGTCTTCCATTAGCACCATAACCCCAAGTCCATAAGGTTCCATCGGTCTTGATTGCTGCTGTCAAACCATTTCCAGCACTTACCTGTTTCCAGTTGGTTCCTCCAGCAAATGTGGTGACTGGAGTGGATCTATTGGTTGTTGATGCATTTCCAAGTCTTCCATAAGTTCCCGAACCCCAAACCCATAAAGTTCCATCGGTTTTTATTGCTGCTGTATGCGCGGCCCCACCACTGACTTGTTTCCAGTTGGTTCCTCCAGCAGATGTGGTGACTGGAGTGGATCTATCGGTTGTTGCTGCATTTCCAAGTATTCCAGTACCTCCAGCACCCCAAGTGAATAAGTTCCCATCACGAAACAAATCAGCAGGCACAAAGACATCATCAAAACTATAGACAACTCCATTTTCCGTAAAGTTATAAAATGTAGGCATTAGGGACCTCTAAAGACTTGGAAACTACTCTGATATCATAATTGGAGTATTCATTTTCTCTCCCCACTTTATAAACCAATCTTTTACATCAGCAGATATCTTTTTATTATTTATTCCAACTGCCTTTAGATACTGCCCGTTCTCATTTTGTTCTACAGAGACCAATACATTACACTTATCAGGTCTCATTTCTTCTGGAAGTAAATGTTGAGACCAAGCACACTGATAATTCCTACAGACTTCTGGTCGTGCCTTATGAACTCCACAACCACCTTCTTCTAGAAATCTACAAGATTGACTACACCCAAACTTCCATCCAAAAGCATCGCCCACCAACCAAGAACAGCAGGCAGTACATTCTCCACACTCACGAAACATAATCACCCTCCTTAAAATAATAACTATAATTATTAAACTCAAAAGGATTTTCTTCAAATAATACATCATTATATAAAGTCTTTGGATAGCAACTATCACTATCACCAATCCATCTTTCCTTTTCCATTCTACACTCAGAGTTTAAGTATCGTGATTTGATTGTATTAATATAGGAAGCATTTGCCCACCAAAAATTTCCCATATAAGCATAAGTCTTATCATTTGGTATTAAAGAACCATCGGCACAAATACTTGGCCCAATAGTTCCCAAATGAGAACCAACACAAGTATAAGTATCTAGATACTTTATACATTCCTTCCATTTATCAATCACAAAATATTCCATCATTAATCTCCAAGATTGAACCGAAAGTTCATTCTTTGTTGCTCCTTTGGTATGAAAATAAAGAACCTTATAATCTGGATTATTCTTACAGAAATCATTAAGTGCTAATAAGGTGGTTTTTTCAGTTCCCCAATCTTCCTCCTTATTATACTTAACTATTACTTTATCAGGAACATTAAAAAGTTCTTGACTTCCATTTACACTAAAATAAGTATAATCAGCATTTTGAAGTAATCCTGAAGCATATAATCTATGTAATTGTTGCTGGTAAATGAAAGCACCTATTCCCATTTGTCCTATATGATAAAAGATTGCTAGTTTCACGAATGATACACTCCACCATTTTCACCGGACATTCCTTTGACCATCGTAAGACCAAGATTAGGAATATCAATAACATTCTTCTTATTGATAAAACGATAAAGTGAATGTTCTACATCAGTTCCGGCAGTAAACTGTATCATTTTTTCCATATAAGTAAATGCTTTTTCAAGTGCTTCTATAGTATCAGTAAATAACATTCTATCAAAAGACCAAAGACCCGTAATCATCATACCCTTTGCTCCATAGAGATAAGCATAAACATTCTCAAGTTCTTTTTCATAGTTTTCCATTTCTTGTGAAAGGTAGTCATACTTTTTAATTACATACTTATTCTCAAGGAACTTACTTTGATAATCTTGAATATCAAAATCATCATTCAGTAAATATCTACCAGTCAATTTGAATACTCTTTGACTATCATTAAAAATATTATGCTTTTGTATTACATAAAGAGTATTCAGTAATCCTCTTGTTTCTAATAGTGATTTGCCGTATGTAATCAGTTCTGGTCTTGCCTCAAGATTTTCATAGATTTGTTTGAGAACTGGTTCATCATAAAACTCCAGAAACAAATCCGTTTTTTCTTTGAGAATATCTTTTTGGTTTTCATCAATTGATTTAGAAGAACACTCAAATAAAACCACATAAGAATTATGAACTTTCTTACGAATACACTCAATCGTTTCTAAGGTTTGCTCAAATCTTTGTTGCTCATCATAGGCACTAAAATCTTTCTCTTGAAAGTGTTTGAGTGCCGAACCAACTAAAAATAAAAATTTCATAAGTAATCCGTGTTAAAACTAATAATAATTCGTTCTTCAGTTTCTTCTTCTGTATAATGAACCAAATCACTTGAAAAGATAACCAATAGTCCTGGATAAGGATGAATTGAAGTATCTGGAAATATCAAAGGAGTGCTTCCAGAAATATAAAATGCTCCACTTACAATACTTTCTTCGTGCTTATGTGCCTTGAGTTTATTTCCTGCTTGTGAGATATTGAACCAACTATTGATAAACTTGAGTGGAGGAATATCATACTTATTACAATATAATCTAACATATTGTTTGAAAATATTCCGCAATCCAGTCAGTTCTGGATACATTAGAATAGGCATTCCATAATTATAAGTGGAAAACCCTTTAGTGACAAGTCCGTGAGAACTTGCTTCTATCTGTAAAAGTGTGTTCTTAATCGTATTTAGATTGAGAAAGGATAAGTTATATTCCTCTATCATTTAGAAACTCTCCCAATTGCTTCAAAGGTTCGTCCCAGTTTCTTGGTTTCTTTTGCTTGAAGAGATGAACATTATCACCATACCACCAAGACTTTCCTGTTGAACTTGTCCATACATAATATTCCATAATTGGCACAAACACACAAACTTTCTTACCTTGTGCTGCTGCGATATGAGCAATAGAAGTACACGAAGTAATCACCAAGTCCATTTGAGATACAATTGAAAATGTATCCGTAAAGTCACGATTTGGAATATCAAAAGTCTTTACATCATAACCTTCTGGTGGTACTTGGTCTGGTAGTTGTAGGGAATATAAAGATGCTGGAGTTTTAGAAAGAATATCAAACAAAGGTTCTGGTTGAATAGAACGAAAATGTGCCTGCTCAAATCCAGAACCAGAGTTCCAAAACATTCCAATCTTATAGTTTTGGTCTTCTTGTAGATAAGAGTATTGCTTTTGTTTTTCTGGTAATGGGTTTAGATAAGGAGTTTGACCCAAATCTTCTACTTTTAGATTGAGATAATAAGGTAGAGCAAGAGCATAAACCCAGCAGGCATCTTCTGGAAACTCTGGTTTATCGTAGATACACACAGAGTGAAACCCATTATAGTTGAAGAGTTTCACCAGTTCTTTTCTTGTAGAAGTCCAGATTGGTTTCATACCAAGTTCTTTCAGGTGCTTCATAAAACGAATATGAATAACCTCATCACCAGCACCACACTGACTGTCTATGATAATCGTTCTTCCAGGCTCTGGTGTTCCGTCCCACTTTGGAAATGGTGGAAGTTGTCGGTTCTTATATGCTTCCACTTCTCCTGCCTTGAGAAAGTGTTGAAGTCCTGTGCGAATATCATCCTTCCTGAAGTAATGACCCGATAAGTTGTGATATGCTTTTCTTTCTATCTCAGGTGGCAGTTTCTTTTTGAGTAAATCAAATAAAAGTTTCTCTGCTTTATTATTTTGACCTAAAGCAGAATATGAAAATGTTTCCTCTAAAAGAAGTTCGGTATCTTGAGGATTTTGTGATTTGATTTTTGATATTTGAGTGATTGCTTTTTCTGGATAGTTATTTTGATTGTATGCGTTGATAAGATTTTTTGATGTTGTATATTTTTCTTCTTTGGTCTTTGTGAGTTTGAGTGCTTTCTCGCCATAAGTAATCGCATTTGAGAAATCTTTAATCTCAAAGAAAATCTTTGCTACATCATCATATTGCTGAAAAGTTTCTGCTCTCTTTCCAAATGCCGAAAGAACTTGTGTTGTGAGTTCTTTTTCGTTGAATGAATACAGTGTTTTTGTGACCAACTCAAGGGGGTTCATAAAGAATATTGAATGTATCTTGAGGTATTTATTAGAAACTTGCGAAGTCTACTGATTTTATTACTGCTGTATGAGCACCTCCAGCAGCCACTTGTTTCCAGTTGGTTCCTCCGGCAAAGGTGGTGACTGGAGTGGATGTGCTGGTTATTGTTGCGTTTCCAAGTTGTCCATTAGTTCCAGAACCCCAAGTCCATAAGGTTCCATCGGTCTTGATTGCCGATGTATGACTAGTTCCACAAGTTACTTGTTTCCAGTTAGTTCCTCCGGCAAATGTGGTGATTGGAGTGGATCTATTACCTGTAGCATTATTACCAAGTTGTAAATTAGCATTATATCCCCAAGTCCATAAAGTTCCATCAGTTTTGATTGCTGCTGTATGAGCACCTCCAGCAGCCACTTGTTTCCAGTTGGTTCCTCCGGCAAAGGTGGTGACTGGAGTAGATCTACTACCGACAACACCATTTCCAAGTGATCCAGTAGTTCCCCCCCAAGTCCATAGAGTTCCATCGGTCTTGATTGCTGCCGTATGAGAACCTCCACCACTCACTTGTTTCCAGTTGGTTCCTCCGGCAAATGTGGTGATTGGAGTGGATCTATTACCTGTAGCATTATTACCAAGTTGTAAATTAGCATTATATCCCCAAGTCCATAAAGTTCCATCAGTTTTGATTGCTACTGTATGGTTAGAAAAGGAAGTAGTACTAACTTGTTTCCAGTTGGTTCCACCGGCAAAGGTGGTGACTGGAGTGGATATATTGCCTGTTATTACTGCGTTTCCAAGTCTTCCATCACCACTAAAACCCCAAGTCCATAAGGTTCCATCAGTCTTAATTGCTGCTGTATGTGAGTATCCACAACTTATTTGTTTCCAGTTGGTTCCACCGGCAAAGGTGGTGACTGGAGTGGATATATTACCTGTTGTTACTCCATTTCCAAGTCGTCCACTAGCACCTAAACCCCAAGTCCATAAGGTTCCATCAGTCTTAATTGCTGCTGTATGAGATCCACCAGCACTCACTTGTTTCCAGTTGGTTCCACCGGCAGAAGTAGTAACTGGAGTGGATATATTCCCTGTTGTTGCTCCATTTCCAAGTCTTGCATTAGCTCCAGCACCCCAAGTCCAAAGTTCTGGAGGAATTCCAATCCGTTGACCAATCTCAGGATAAACACTCATCAAATAATCTTTGGTGATTAACTTAGTACCTAAATCAACACTATTACTATCCCTAAAATTGGTTGTAACTCTTAAAGAACTCATTTTACTTTACTATGGTGTTTGTGGTTGTTCTCTAATCACAACAGCATAAACATCATCAATCGTATTACAGGCATCAATCTCTTGAAGTTTTGCTAATTCCCAATCAAATGCTTCTTGAACTTTTATATCAATTTGATTGAGAATATATTGAAGTTCTGTTGTGGTAATCTCTAACCAAGTATTCTGGAACTTAAAGTTATGAGGACCTGGAGATGCTGCTAACTTACTTGCTAATAGAAGTCTCTCATCTCTTGAGGTTGATACTTCTACCTCGGTTCCATTTATTGTAAGTGTGAGTATAGTATTTTCCTTTTCTCTTCTATATGGGGCAACTTCTTGCTTACGAAGTGTTTTGACTTCTTCTAAAGTCTTATCGGTAATTGGATATGTTAATAGGACTTTAGTGGGAACTCCATTTTCTTCAATAATTTCCCAAGAAAAGTTTCCTACATTATGATACTTGGGGTCATTCTCTGGAATTACTCTTTCTGTTGGAACAAGATGAGTAAGTCCATCACTAAAATGAATAGGAAGTTGAGTAAAAGATTGATTTGATATTCTTTCTACCACTTCAAGTTCTTCTAATTCTTCATTAATATAACGAACATTTGCTCCAAAAGGACCAAGTTCTAATGCGTTGTTATGAATAAGTGCTATTTCCATCGGTCTTTTTAGGTATTTATGAGAATGGGAGATCTGCTGAGGTTCCTGCTTGGACTGCTGATATAGTACCACCTCCAGAACTCACTTGTTTCCAGTTGGTTCCACCGGCAAAGGTGGTGACTGGAGTGAGTTTATTGGTTGTAGTATTGTCTCCAAGTCTTCCAAAACTTCCAAAACCCCAAGTCCATAAGGTTCCATCGGTCTTAATTGCTGCTGTATGAGAATCACCACAATCTACTTGTTTCCAGTTGGTTCCACCGGCAAATGTGGTGACTGGAGTGGATCTAAAGGTTGTTGATGCGTTTCCAAGTCGTCCAGAATCTCCACCACCCCAAGTCCATAAAGTTCCATCGGTCTTAATTGCTGCTGTATGAGCATTTCCACCACTCACTTGTTTCCAGTTGTTTCCACCGGCAAAGGTAGTGACTGGAGTGGATGTGTTTGTTGTTGTTGCATTTCCAAGTTGTCCAGAACTTCCACTACCCCAAGTCCATAAGGTTCCATCAGTTTTAATTGCTGCTGTATATTGATTACCAACACTCACTTGTTTCCAGTTGGTTCCACCGGCAAATGTGGTGACTGGAGTAGATATACTACCTGTTGTTACTGCATTTCCAAGTCGTCCTTGACCTCCATTACCCCAAATCCATAAGGTTCCATCGGTCTTGATTGCTGCGGCATGAAGTTCTCCACAACTCACTTGTTTCCAGTTGGTTCCACCGGCAAAGGTGGTGACTGGAGTGGATCTATTGGTTCCATCATTAGTTCCAAGTCGTCCAAATCCCCCATTACCCCAAGTCCATAAAGTTCCATCAGTCTTAATTGCTGCTGTATAAAGACCATCACAACTCACTTGTTTCCAATTGATTCCTCCGGCAAAAGTGGTGACTGGAGTGGATCTAGTGATTGTATCATTAGTTCCAAGTAGAGGTGATAGGCTATTTCCAAGACCCCAAGTCCATAAGGTTCCATCGGTCTTGATTGCTGCCGTACCCTCATCTCCACCACTCACTTGTTTCCAGTTGGTTCCTCCAGCAAATGTGGTAATTGGAGTGGATCTATCGGTTGCAGCATTGTTTCCAAGTTTTCCATATTGTCCACTACCCCAAGCCCACAAAGCATCACCAACATACTGGTCAATCAACCAGTACTCGGTTACAAAATAATTCTCTAAGTCTCCTTCCGGTGAAAAAAATTGATTAGGCATCTAACTTTCTTTCCAGTTCTTCAATTCTAATTTGCTGTTCTTTGATTGCTTCAATCAATACACCAACAAGGTTTCCATAAGAAACTGTTTTCAATCCTCTATCATTAGTGCTTACAACTTCTGGAATAATTCTTTCCATTTCTTGTGCAATTACACCAATAGAACCCGTATTGTGTCCATCTGTCCAGTCATAACGAACACCATTCATTTGCATTACTAAATCAAGAGCATTTGCAATTGGTGTTATGTTGGTTTTTTGAGTTTCATCAGAGAGTGATGTGAATACTGTTGCCGATAATGTTCCTGTAGATGGGTTAAATGTAAGTTTAGTTGAAGCAACATTAATAGTGCTACTAGTTCCAGAAGTTACATCTTCAAATACTGGATATCTTGTAGCATTTGTTGAATTATCGTCACTAACAGTAATAGAACCTCCTCCACCGGCAGCAGCACCTTGAACACCTTGGTTACTTATACCTTGTACACCTTGTTGTCCTTGTCTTCCTTGAAGTCCTTGAACACCTTGATTAGAAAGACCTTGTAGACCTTGTGTACCTTGAGAACCTAAAGTACCCTGAAGACCTTGAGTACCTTGAGTTCCCTGAAGTCCTTGTCTACCCTGTAATCCTTGATTACCCTGAAGACCTTGAGTTCCCTGAAGACCTTGAGTTCCCTGAAGACCCTGAGTTCCTTGGAGTCCTTGTCTACCTTGGAGTCCTTGAGCACCTTGAGCACCTCCAGACCCAGTTGTCCAAGCAATACCAACTCCGGTAGATATTAATACAGAACCACCGATGCCAATTTGATTGGAACTATCATAAATTCCACCATCAATCTTAATATCACCATATATTCTTGTACCACCTTTGAGTTTTGCCATTTCTTATGCCTGTGCCTCCGTCCAAGAAAGTCTTGCATTGATTGTTTGAGAAGTTCCCGCAAGATTAGTTGCAACAATAGTCACCATATCAGGTCCATCCGGATAAACATTATTTACGGTTGTCGGAACAGTCAATACAGTTCCTCCACCTAAAATAGAATTTCCAAGGTCACGAACAAGATTGAGTTCTTTTGAGTTAACTCCATTTGGAACGAAGAATGAATAAATTTGTTCTCCACCAGTCACAGTTGTAGTTCCGGTATGTACGCAAATCTGAGAAAGAGATGAACCACCAGCGGAAGCGAAAGTTCCGGCACTTACTCTTCCATTTAAAATCAGAGCAATTCTAAAGTTAGCACTTGCAACCGCTCCAATTTCTCGAAGAGTTAATTGCATTCGGTTAATTAAATCTCTTGCTCCCAGTACTCCAGTCAGACCAGAATCAACACTCGGAGAAAGACGAAGAGAAATAAGAGCATTTGTTGCTCCAGCAGCAATACTTAGTGCGGTATTCATACCCGAAGTAAATATGAACGATTTATCATCATCAAATCCTCCATCCATAATGACCGAAGAACCCCAGTGTGCAATTGTTGCAGATGTTTGAGGTGCATGAAGTTCAACTGAAACTGGTGCTGTTGCACTAAAGGTAAATGTGGTTGCAGATGCGGTTCCACCACCACCAGTAAGACCACCAGGACCAGTTAGGTTGGTGACATTTCTCGTTAGAGTTGTAAATGTAGTTGCGGTTTTACCAGTATAATTAATGTATTCTACTGCTGCTCCAGTTCCTCCTGCCGCTCTTACTACAAGAGTTCCAGAAGATGGGAATAATGAAGTATCATTTACCGACATAGATGCGGTAACACCAGATGTTAATGTTGCAGTCAAATACGTAATTGGTGGAATTGTATTACACTCATATCTTGATGGAAGGTTTCCAGAACGCATATATGCTTCGGTTCTGAAGTTTGCATTTGGTGTTCTATGACAATAAATGACTTCACCTCTTTGGTTCTTGAATCCATAACGAATTGCTCCTGCACCATACCAGGAATAATCCATATAAATCATCTGCATCTTGTTCAAATCCAGATTAAATCCTGATGGTCCAGTTCCATCACACTTATCAATATTGAATTGAGATTGAGCAACTCGTGTATCAATTCTCTTTGTTATAATTATGGCACCACTTGAAATCGTAGTTCCTCTGTATTCTGGAGAAACAAACATAGAAGTGTCACTAGCAATCGTGAGAACTAGATATGACATTCCACGAATAACTACATAATCTCCTGGTTTGAGTTGAGAAGAAAACTTGGTATTTGTTCCAGTAATTGTTGCAGAACCTGCAGTAACTGATACTCCACCTGATAGTTGTTCTGTACTTGAACGTCTTACTGCGTATAAAGTTTGACCATCGTGCTCAAAGAAAAATCCATTTTGCTCATCAAACATTCCAATACGAATTCTGGAACCATACCAGGCGAATGGCGAAACATTAATGGGAAATCCTGTTGCTGGAGATGATGCTGGTGTTGAACCAGCGGTGTAAGTAAATGTTAAATCAGTTGGAACTGTTGCTACGGTAAATGTTCCGTTATATGCCGCTTGGTCAGCACCAGATACAATAACAGATGCTCCCGGACCTAAGTTATGTGGAAACTTACAGGTTACAGTAACAGTAGTTCCAGATGAAGTAACATTATCAACAGAAAATCCTGCTTTGAGGTTTGTACCAGTACTGAACTGAACACCTTTACCAGACTGATAACGGAAGTATCTTCTTGTCTGACGAATCAGTTGATTATTATGATATGGAGTTCCCGAACTAAAACTTACACCACCATCATAAGGTCTGTGAATAGATGAAGTGTAAGGTCTTGCATAAAGATTTTGTGTCCCGCCAGTTGCTGTGATTTGTCCTGATGGTGCAACATCGGCAATAAAAGTGAAGGTATTTGATGTTGGTATGGTAGCAACAAAAAATGCTCCATTCGGTGGATTAGATGTTGCTGCTGTTGTATTTCTTACAAAAATACCATCACCAATAGAAAAACCATGAGGACCAGTAGTTGTACAAGTAACTGTGGTTCCAGAGTTAGTAAATGCAGCACCACCAGTTGCACTTACTGGAATTGCAGAACCAGTAAAGAAACTTCCAGAATAAACATAAGTCTTTGAGGCATCAAAAATTGTTGCGTTTACTACGTTTGCTCTGGCAACATAAGTAAAGTTTCCTGCGGCACTTGTTTCTGTAAGTTGCCAACCATTTGCAATTGGGTCTGTTGCGTCCTGAACAAAGATAGGAACACCAACACCTGGGTTTGCGGTTGATGTTACCGTAACAGTTCTAGTTCCTGCTCCTGCGATGTTAGTAATTGTAATAGGTGATGTTGCATCATAAAAAGCACTTGGGCGATTGCTTAATAGTGTGGTAGTTTCCCATTTGGTGGGTTGAGTTCCATACTCAAAGTCAGTATCAATTAGTGACTGTGGATTAGAAATTCTCATCTTACCCACAGGGTCCATCAGAGTTTCTGATGGAGTTATATATTGCTCGTGGTCATCTACAACAAACTGGAGTTTATGAGTTGATAGCATTCCAGTAGTATTATAATTCAAAACTACTGTCGTAGTATCGGCATTTCCATCAATTGTATAAGAAGTTGCCGTCAGATTTGAGTCTGAAAAGTTATAAATTACCTGATTAGTTGTTACATTCGTAATCAGTATCAATCGTTCTCTCGGAGTTGCACGAGGAATAACTACAGTCTTTGTAGCAGGAGTAAATGTATATCCAGTTTCAAGTAATACCTGTCTTGCCATTATTAGCGAATACCTTTTTTATATTTATGAGATAAACTAAACTACAACCAGAAGCGGTTTGTTATAATCTTATATATCTGAAGTATTTCCAAGTCCGTTAATTGACGATTATAAGTCAGAAATTGTGCCACATTTCCATTCAAATATCCTGGTGCGGCATCCGCAAGAGAAGCACCAAAAGACACATCAGAACCCGAGACAGTATTAATTGCCGTTGCTCCAGAAGTTACCGTCGTATCAGTTACCAAATAACCATCAATATAAAGTTTAATACTACTTGCAGTTCCACTAGCAGGTGCCGATGCCGCAATCATATACCATGCACCATTCGTAACATTAGGAGCACTTGTATTGGCAAGAACACTTCCGGTGGCAATTTCTACTCTTGGTCTAAATGTTGTCGCATCTAATGATACATTCCATTTACCTCCAGTCGCAGTAGTACCCCAACCAAAAAGACGATACGCAATGTTTGGCACCCTTGCTCTGAACCAGATGATTGATGTTCTTGCTCCTGTTCCGGTTATTCCTTTATATCCACTGATGGTCATATAATCATTTGTACCATCAAATGCTACTGAACCCTCTCGTATGATTGAAGAATATGTTGGTTCACCTAAAGGTACAGTACTTGCGGTTCTTCCATTTCCACTTAAGTCTGCTATGGTGAAATAAGCAGGTGAAGATTGATCGGTGACATTAGTTGAAGGATAAGACCTACCAGCACCATAGATAATTCTTACGGCACCATTTGCACCACTACCTGGAGTATCTCCACCGGCAGCACCGGCACCACCACCACCATAAGCACCACCAGCACCATTAAGTGTACCAGAGTTACTACCATTAGTGCCACTAGAACCGGCAAGACCTCCGGTTCCAGCTCCACTTCCATTCCCACTAGTACCAGCACCAAGTATACCTACACCTCCACCACCGGCATTTTGTCCACCACCGCCACCGCCTCCGCCAGAACCATTAGTAGAAGCAGGAGTTAAGTCACCATCTTGACCTGTTCCGCCAGTTCCAGAATAACCACCGGCACCACCACCGCCAGCACCTTGAGTATTTCCATCAGCAGTTGCCCCGCCAGCACCACCGGCACCTCCAGTACCAACAACTACAGTTCCTCCAGTACCACCGGCATTTCCATTGTCTGGACTTTGCCCGGCGCCACCTCCATTTGCGGCAACTAAATTTGTTCCACTCCTATGAATTCTAGATTGCCCACCAGCAGTATTGGAACCTCCACCAGAACCAACCACAACTGTAAGACTTTCTCCGGGAGTAACGGCAATAGATGCTTGATATGCAAGCCCGCCGCCGCCGCCACCAGAACCTGGTTCTTCTGGGTCAGTATCATTTCCACCTCCACCACCTCCACCGACACAAACGGCAGAGATTGAAGTATAACCGGCAGGTACAACAAAGGTATAAGTTCCCGGTGTAGTATATAATTCCTGACTTACTGCGGCAATTTGAGTAACACTTGTAGAAATTCCGGCATCAATATACAGTTGCATTCCACTAGTAGTAACATCAGTTACAAATAAATCCATCTCATTAATTTCATTATAAACAATCACAGACTTATCAGTATTTTGTCTCATATATCTTCCTTGCCCCGCACCAAAGAAAGTTCCTCCAAACTCATCATATACTAAGTCATAAGGTGGAAAGACATTTGCGGTGAGTGTAGTTGCAGCACCTACATTTTCACTAAATCCAGAACTATAATATGTTCCAAGTCCTGTGATGTTTGTGTTGGTTGTTGATGCCAGAACTCTACTAATTGCTGTGCCTGATGTTGGGGTATAATCAGTTACCAATGAACTTTTTTCTAATTGAACTCCCCAAAAATCTAAAACATAATTTGTATTATTGTCGGAAAACAAATCTAAGAAAGTTTTTGCAGTTGCTGTTGGAACTCCACTTACAGTCACTCTTACCCATTGATTAGTAACTAATTGTGATGAATAATCCGCAGAGGGATTTCCATCACCCAAATCTGTAAAAGCACTACCTGTTCCACTAATTTTTCTTACATAAAAACTTGTTATATAAGTATCAGTTCCATTAGGAGTAAGTGAAGGTATATTTACTCTCAACAATGCATTTGTTGTATTGTTGCAAGTAAATCTAACTGCAGTAGTTGTTCCATCAGGTGCATCAATTCCTGTAGTTAATGTTGCTCCTGCAGGAAAATTATTAACCCAAGTAGCTGTATTGTATGTAGAGTATGAAACTAAATTCTCACTCATAGAGTAATCATCAAACTCATATGCGACTATAGATGCGTATTGGTCTAATCTTCCTACAATATCTGGCATAATATTATCCTGCCACGAAGTCTAAACTGTTAGTCGTGGAATTATACTGTATATAGAAGTTAGTGGTTCCTGAAGTTCCACCAAATCTCATCTTGTTTGTTGAGGTTACTCTTGCATCACCAGCAATATCTGCCGTGAATGATGGACTTGCGGTTCCTATACCAACATTACCAGTACTCAGAATCGTAACTCTTTCTGTATTATTTGAAGCAACTTTAACATTATATGCTCCCTGAGAACCTAGTGTAAGAGTTCCTCCGGAAGAATATAGATAAGTACCATCAGGGTCTCCGAATGGTCCACCACCGGCAAATGTGGTTCCATTAATTCCAAAGTCACCGAAATAAGTTGTTCCTGCGGCACGGTCATTATTAACAATAACATCTGCAGAAGATGTAGATCCACTATTTTTATTCTGAACAACTACTTGTGCATAACTATTGACACTATGAACAAAATTAGCAATAATATCAGTATCAGAGAAGTTAAGTTGACCTATACCTAAGAGACCATTTGTGCCACTTGAACTAGTTGGAGTACCGGATAAGTAAAGAACAGAATCACTTGCAGTTCCACTAGCACTTAAATCTATCTGAGTAGCAGTTAAAGTAGTACCATTAAAAGTAAGATTAGCAGAACCGGTTGCAGTATTAGTACCATCCTTATAGACGACTTGATTGGCAGAACCAGCTACTGGACCTGTTAGACCTTGTAATCCTTGAGTTCCCTGAGAACCTAAAGTACCCTGGAGACCTTGAGTTCCCTGAAGTCCTTGTGTACCTTGAGAACCTAAAGTACCTTGTAATCCTTGAGTACCTTGAGAACCTAAAGTACCCTGAAGACCTTGCCTACCCTGCAATCCTTGATTACCTTGTAATCCCTGAGTACCTTGAGAACCTAAAGTACCTTGGAGACCTTGAGTACCCTGAGAACCTAAAGTACCTTGTAATCCCTGAGTACCTTGAGAACCTAAAGTACCCTGTAATCCCTGAGTACCTTGAGAACCTAAAGTACCTTGGAGACCTTGAGTACCCTGAGAACCTAAAGTACCTTGTAATCCTTGAGTTCCCTGAGAACCTAAAGTACCTTGTAATCCCTGAGTACCCTGAGAACCTAAAGTACCTTGTAATCCCTGAGTACCCTGAGAACCTAAAGTACCTTGTAATCCCTGAGTACCCTGAGAACCTAAAGTGCCCTGAAGTCCTTGTCTACCCTGCAATCCTTGATTACCTTGAAGTCCTTGTGTACCCTGAGAACCTAAAGTACCCTGTAATCCCTGAGTACCCTGAGAACCTAAAGTACCCTGAAGTCCTTGAGTACCTTGTAATCCTTGAAGTCCTTGAAGTCCTTGTGTACCTTGAGTACCCTGAAGACCTTGAAGTCCTTGTGTACCTTGAGAACCTAAAGTACCTTGTAATCCCTGAGAACCTAAAGTACCCTGAAGACCTTGAGTTCCCTGAAGTCCTTGTCTACCCTGCAATCCTTGATTACCTTGTAATCCTTGATTACCTTGTAATCCTTGTAATCCAGCAGCAAATGGAGTAGTCCAACTAACTCCGGCACCAGTAGAAATAAAGACACTACCAGCGGCACCTATATTTCCATAAAAATCTCTTAAGGATGAATCAAGTTCAATTAATCCAACAAAAGTAGAAGCACCAGAAACTCTTACATCACCCTGAACTGTGAGTTTTGATGTTGGAAGTGTGGTTCCAATACCTACTTTTTCATTAATTCCATAAGGTGCTAATTGAATAGTTCCATCGGCATTTACATCAATACTTGGAATACCAGAAACATCATTAACTGAGAAGATAGAACCAGTAGTTAGATTATTTGTAATACTAAAGAGTTGCCCAGCAGAACCCTCAAAAGAAAGTGTTCCAGAGTTTAAAGTATCATAAGGAACAACATCAATGACAGTTCCAATTCCAAGTGCCCCTGTTGAAGGATTAATTTGAAGTCTTGTAGATGAAACTCTTAATGTGGTTTGAATACCTGAAGTTACACTTGATATTGCCACATACCAATTTGAATTTGTGGTAGTATCATCAAGTATTGTTACTCCACCATTATTTCCACCCTGAAGACCCTGAAGTCCTTGAGTACCTTGTAGTCCTTGAGCACCTTGTAATCCTTGAGTACCTTGAAGTCCTTGTCTACCCTGCAATCCTTGATTACCCTGAAGACCTTGAGTACCCTGCAATCCTTGATTACCCTGAAGACCTTGAGTGCCTTGAGAACCTAAAGTACCTTGAAGACCTTGAGTACCCTGAGAACCTAAAGTACCTTGGAGTCCTTGAGTACCCTGAAGTCCTTGAGTACCCTGAAGACCTTGAGTTCCCTGAAGACCTTGAGTTCCCTGAAGTCCTTGTGTACCTTGAAGTCCTTGTCTACCCTGCAATCCTTGATTACCCTGAAGTCCCTGAGTTCCTTGGAGTCCTTGAGTACCCTGAAGACCTTGCAAACCAGCCGCAAATGGAGCAGTCCAACTTACTCCTGTACCAGTAGAACTGAGAACACTACCAGCAGCCCCTACATTTCCATAAAAATCTCTTAATCCAGCGTCTAGTTCAACAGTTTGAACAAATGTAGAGAGACCAGTAATTCTTAATTGCGGAGAAGTTACGGTTAAATCAGTAACTTGAATTCCACCAGCGGCAAGTCTCACCCCATTAGGAACTTGATTAGTGCCGACACCAACCGCATAATTAAATAACCAGGCATCAGTATTCAGTCCAGTAAAAGTACCAGACTTAATCCACATAATTTGTTTATATGTAGATGGAACGTCATCAGTACCAACACCAGCATTAATATCAAATAATGGACTTCCCTCTGTTGAAGCAACCGCAATACCACCGTGATTTGCTGTAGTATCATTTGAAATAACGGCACCACCAGCAGTAGTAGCAAGACCTACAATAATATCTTTATCTTTTACTGTTAAAGTGGTAGAAGCAATAAGAACCGATGTTCCGCCAATCGTTACATTACCACCAACATAAAGATTAGTACCATCAAAAGTTAGATTACCAGAACCGGTTGGATTATTAGACCCATCCTTATAAACAATTTGATTAGCAGATCCTGCTACCGGACCTGTTAGACCCTGTAGTCCTTGAGCACCTTGTAATCCTTGAGTTCCCTGAAGTCCTTGTCTACCCTGCAATCCTTGATTACCCTGAAGACCTTGAGTACCTTGAGAACCTAAAGTACCCTGGAGACCTTGAGTACCTTGAGAACCTAAAGTACCCTGCAATCCTTGAGTACCTTGAGAACCTAAAGTACCCTGCAATCCTTGAGTACCTTGAGAACCTAAAGTACCCTGCAATCCTTGAGTACCTTGAGAACCTAAAGTACCCTGCAATCCTTGAGTACCCTGAAGACCTTGAGTACCCTGAAGACCTTGAGTACCCTGAAGTCCTTGAGTACCCTGAGAACCTAAAGTACCCTGCAATCCTTGAGTACCTTGAGAACCTAAAGTACCCTGCAATCCTTGAGTACCTTGAGAACCTAAAGTACCTTGAAGACCTTGAGTACCCTGAAGACCTTGAGTACCCTGAAGTCCTTGAGTACCTTGAAGTCCTTGAGTACCCTGAGAACCTAAAGTACCCTGGAGACCTTGAGTACCTTGAGAACCTAAAGTACCTTGTAATCCCTGAGTACCTTGAGAACCTAAAGTACCCTGAAGACCTTGGGTGCCTTGAGAACCTAAAGTACCCTGAAGACCTTGTGTACCTTGAGAACCTAAAGTACCTTGAAGACCTTGTGTACCTTGAGTTCCCTGAAGTCCTTGTCTACCCTGTAATCCTTGATTACCCTGAGTACCTTGTAATCCTTGGAGTCCTTGCAAACCAGCCGCAAATGGAGTAGTCCAACTTACTCCGGCACCTGTAGAAATAAAGACACTACCAGCGGCACCTATATTTCCATAAAAATCTCTTAATCCGGCATCTAATTCTAGAGTTCCACCAAAAGTAGAGGCACCAGATACTCTTACATCACCGACAACATCTAACTTTGCTCTTGGACTTGTGGAACCAATACCAGTATTTCCACCAAAAGGATTTAGTGCAATTGTTCTGTCAGCATTAACGTCAATAATCGGAATACCAGAGATTGGATTGACGCTAAAGATTGAACCAGAAGATAAGATATTACTAATAGAAAATAGAGTTCCTTCACTTCCTTGAAAACTTAGAGTGCCATTATTCGTCGGATATACAACCGCAGTAATAGTAGAAGGTCCAGTATTTGTACTTGCTCCTACAAAATCTATTTTTGGATCCGTATTAGTAGATCCTATACTTGGGGTTATAAGAATATCTTTATCCGAATTTGCCATCCCCTATATTCCTTTTGTTAAGTATTTATTAGACATTAAAGTGAGTAACATTTTTTAAATACCAAACCTACTGCGAGTTGCGTTGAAGTTTTGTGAGACTTCTGATGCTGTGAGTGCTCGTGTATACATTTTTAAAGTGGCAAAATTAAGATTTGAATGCCAACTATAATCTCCACCATAATTTGCAGTAGCAATTCTTATACGGTTATCACTTGGAGTTCCTTCAGTTCCAGAAGTTATAGTTCCACTTGTTTGAGACACTCCATTTTTATATAAAGTTAAAGTCGTTCCATTTCTTACGGCAACTAACTGCGTCCAAACTCCAGAAGATGTATCCGAAAAAGAAAGTTCATAAACATTATTAACCCCAGAGGTTCTTCCCCATATCACATATCTATAAGATATCGAATCATAGTACCACATATTATGAAATCCAGTATATGTTGCTATTACACTTACATTTTCCGTTCCATTATAATTTGTGGGATTTCTATCATTTGATTTAAACCACACTTCTGTTGTATGATTATTATGTAAATAATTTGCTGCTGTTAAAATTCCAGAAGTGTTTAATGTGGCATATCCACCATCTTCTGCTGTTGGTGGTAATGTTCTTGTAAATGCTATTGAACCACTATTTGATGAACTATAGGAATAATATGATGGATTAACAAGAGTAAAATTATTCCCATTACCACTCAAATCAGTCCAAGTCGTTCCAGAACCAGGATATGAGTTTCTATCTGCCGCATCAAGTGCTAGAACTAATCCACTATCTACAATATCAGGACCTGAAGACGCTGCCATTTTCTCTACCTCTTAGATATTAAATCTGCCTCTAAGGGCATTAAAGTTTTGTGAGACTTCTGATGCTGTGAGTGCTCTATTGTAGATGGAAACTTGTGCTATGTTTCCGTTCAAGTAATCAGGTCCATTAGGTCTTCTTCCAATTTCTATGGTATAAGATGGTTCTATAATAGAAGCAGGTATTGAAGTTGTATTTGTACTGTCTAATACTCCATTTCGGTACATTCTTATAGAAGTTGAAGGAGTCCAGGTTCCTACTAAATTAATCCAGGCACCAGTAGTAATAACAGCAGAAGTACTTGCACCTGCATTATTTACAGCAAATCCTGCCAACCCAGCACCACTAACATTAAGGGCATATCCATTTACAGTAGAAGAACTCGTTTTAGTTACTATCCATCTATCAGCAACAGTAGTCTTTATCCAAGCAGAAACTGTTAGTCCTGCTGTTGGAAGTAAATTGGAGTCTGAAGTAAAATCAATAAAGTCATCAGTACCATCAAAAACAATAGATCCACCATTAGAACTACTAAAAGTCGGTCCAGTTGTAAGAGTTCCATTATTACCTCTACCACTCAAATCAGTCCAGGTGGTTCCAGAACCTGGATATGAGTTTCTATCTGCCGCATCAAGTGCTAATACTAAACCATTCGTAACTATCGGTGGTCCGTGAGAAAGTGCCATTTTTAGATACCAAACCTACTACGAGTTGCGTTGAAGTTTTGTTGGATTTCTGATGCTGTGAGTGCTCTGTTGTATACAGAGACTTGTGATATGTTTCCGGGAAAGTAGTATGTATTAATTCCACCTACTGGTCTGAATCCTATCTGAAATGCAGCATTAGATTCAAATGAACCAGTTATAGAAGTTGTATTAGATCCAATATTAATACTATCCGCATAAGCATTTATTCTATTTGAACCATTCCAAGTAAGTGTAAAATTATGCCAAGCACCATTATTATATCCAGAACCAAACTGAACACTATCAATTGCCCCTGTTGCTGCCATATAAACTTCAAATCTTCCTCCATCAATTCTTAAACTTATGTCTATATTAACATTACCATTATAGTTGTCAAACAAATAATATTCAAGAGTTCCAGTTGTTTTAAACCAAACACTAATAGTAAAAGAAGTAGATGCTGAATTGATACCTAACGAAGTTGCTGTAACAGTATTCACATAATCATTCGTCCCATCAAAAACAATAGACCCACCATTAGAACTACTATAAGTCGGTCCATTCGTTAAAGTTCCATTATTTCCACGACCAGTCAAATCAGTCCAAGTGGTTCCAGAACCAGGATATGAGTTTCTATCTGCTGCGTCTAGAGCAAGAACTAATCCTGAAGTAACTATTGAGGGACCATAACCAATCGTCATATCAAATCTCCACTTCTAGGTCAGCAACGTCTTTTCTGATTGCGGTGAAGTCCCAATAGAACTCATAAGTTCCTCTGGTTCTCTTCGTTTGAATAGTGAAGTTGTTGTTTGCAACATCAATCTCTTCTACCCAAAGAACTTCTCCGTGCTTGATATTTGTGATATGAATATTCACTCCATCTTCCTTGACGAAAGCAGAGATATAATCAGGAAGTTTCACAACGCACTTACCATTCTCAATCGTTCCTTTTCCAGTCAGGCGAATACCGTGATAAGGGCTTTCAAGAGAACCGTACTGGAGCGTTTTACCTGGTTTTGTTGGGTGAGGAACGACGAAGGACTTGGTTGTGGCACCGAAGGAACCAACAACGTGTAGTTTGTAGGATGGGTTTGTGGTTCCAATACCAACAGAACCAGAAACATAAGCACCCAAAGCAGTAGTAGCAGAACCAACTTGAAGTGCTTGTGATGAGGTTCCAGTAGAACTTGTTCTTCCAATAAAAAGTGCTGCTGCAGTGTGGTCCCATCTATATCTTTCTGCACCCAGAGTTTGGAATATAATTGGTGAATTATCATTATGATTTAATACAAATCCACTACCACTTGATGATAATTGGGTTCTTCCACCAACATTCGTTGAATTACCTGATTCAGAAATTCCAACAGTACCAAGAACAGAAAGTTTACTAGTTCCTGGATTTGTGGTTCCTATTCCCAAATTGCCAGAATTATTAAATCTTGCTGCTTCAACTCCAGATGGAAGAAATGCTAAAAATCCAAGTCCAGTATTATTATCTCTTCCTACTATTCTACTAACAAGATTTGTACCAAATCCAATATGTGCAGAAGTATTTACTGTAGCAGATGTACCATTGTCTAATAAAATACTACCACCAGAAACTTGTAGTTTATTTGCTGGATTTGTGGTTCCTACACCAACATTACCAGTTGAAGGATTAAAGGTCAGTTTGGTGCTGGAAACTCCAACATTTGTGGAAACTCCAGAAGTTACATCTTCAAATACAATATAACGAAGAGCATTTGTAGAAACATCATTAACAACAGTTACTCCACCATTATTATTTCCTTGAACACCCTGTAATCCCTGAAGACCTTGAGCACCCTGAAGACCTTGGGTTCCTTGAGTACTTTGAGTACCCTGAAGACCTTGAGTACCTTGAAGACCTTGGGTACCTTGGAGACCCTGAGTTCCCTGAAGACCTTGTGTACCTTGTGTCCCCTGAGTACCCTGTAATCCTTGAGTACCTTGGAGACCTTGAGTACCCTGTAATCCTTGAGTTCCCTGTAGACCTTGAGTACCCTGTAATCCTTGGGTTCCTTGGAGTCCTTGTGTACCCTGAAGACCCTGAGTACCTTGTGTTCCCTGTGTACCCTGAAGACCTTGAGTACCCTGGAGTCCTTGGGTTCCTTGAAGACCTTGGGTTCCTTGAAGACCTTGGGTTCCTTGAAGACCTTGGGTTCCTTGAAGACCTTGAGTTCCTTGAGTACCTTGAGTACCCTGAAGACCTTGGGTTCCTTGAGTGCCTTGAGTACCCTGGAGACCTTGAGTTCCCTGAGTACCTTGAGTACCTTGAGTACCTTGAGTTCCTTGAAGACCTTGGCGACCCTGAATACCCTGTGTTCCCTGGAGACCTTGTAGGGCGGCATTCTGTATTGTTGCTTTCTTTAACTGACCATCACTTACATCATAAAGCAATAAGTAATCTCCAGACTGAACTTCTGGTGCAGTAAGTTCTACTCTGTCTGAAATAATTTGAGGAGCAACTTTTCTAAGTGAAGAATCAGTAACTCCAGAACCGAGTGTTGTTGCGTTGAGAACTGATGTTCCATTAATCTCATAAGACTTACCAGATGCAAGATTCCAATCTTCACTTGAAGTTAATGCTTGTGCAGTATGATTCCAAAGGATTGTCTTGACTATATTTGCAGAACCAATACCAATACCACCACCATCAAGAAGTAGACTTGTTCCTATAGTAGTCGCAATACCAACTCTTAGGTCCGCTAGTTCAATTGTGGTGGAGTTTATAATAGTTTGTGTTCCATCTACATATAAATCACCTTTGATTCTTACCACTCCAGTATCATTTCCAATTGCTGCTGGATCAATAATTAATTCTGCAGGTCCAGTAATAGTGTTAGTATTAATTCCAATACCAGTACCACTTACTCCACCAATTTGAACTGTTGAAGTGTTTTTATTGAATGTAAAGTTTGCGGAGGCACCAGAAACTCCATTATCATTAAAGATTACTTGAGTATTAGAACCTGCTACTGGACCAGTGATTCCTTGAGTTCCTTGAGTTCCCTGAAGACCTTGAGTTCCCTGAGTACCTTGAGTGCCTTGAGTTCCTTGAGTACCTTGAGTACCCTGTAGACCTTGAGTGCCTTGAGTACCCTGTAGACCTTGGCGTCCTTGAATACCCTGAGTACCCTGAAGACCTTGAGTTCCCTGAGTACCTTGAGTTCCTTGTAATCCTTGAGTACCTTGTGTACCTTGTGTACCTTGTGTACCTTGTGTGCCCTGAGTACCTTGAGTACCCTGTAGACCCTGAGTACCCTGTAGACCTTGAGTTCCTTGAGTTCCCTGAAGACCTTGAGTTCCTTGAGTTCCTTGAGTTCCCTGAAGACCTTGAGTTCCCTGAGTACCTTGAGTGCCTTGAGTACCCTGTAGACCTTGGCGTCCTTGAATACCCTGAGTACCCTGAAGACCTTGAGCTCCCTGAGTACCTTGAGTTCCTTGTAATCCTTGAGTACCTTGTGTACCTTGTGTGCCCTGAGTACCCTGAAGACCTTGAATTCCAGCAGCAAAAGGCGTAGTCCAAGAAACTCCAGCACCAGTAGAAACTAAAATAGAACCAGCAGCACCTACATTATTATAAATGTCCTTTAATGTAGAATTTAATTCAATAGGACTCTCAAAAACAAAGTTTCCAGAACCATCAATTTGAGCTCTTACTGCCGCATTACTAACATCAACAAAACGAAGATTTGGTGTTGAAGTATTACCATAAACATCAATATACCAAGCAGTTGCATTATCAGTTGCTCTACCAAAACTTAACTGACCACCTTCATTAGATGTATCAACTCTACCTGCCTTGATTTCTCCACCAACAACATCAAGTTTAATTCCTGCTCCTGGACTTACTGTTCCAATACCAACACTCTGATTTACTGCATCATATACAAAGTTAGTAGCACCCGCAGATACATTATTGTTGTTAAAAATAACTTGTTTGTCAGTACCAGCAACTGGTCCCGTTAAACCTTGAGTTCCTTGAGTACCCTGAAGACCTTGAGTACCTTGAGTACCCTGAGTACCTTGTGTTCCCTGAAGACCTTGAGTACCTTGAGTTCCCTGAGTACCCTGAAGACCTTGTCTTCCCTGAGTTCCCTGAAGTCCCTGAGTTCCTTGTAAACCTTGGGTTCCCTGAAGTCCCTGAGTACCTTGTAGACCTTGTGTACCTTGGAGTCCCTGAGTTCCTTGTAATCCTTGAGTACCTTGGAGTCCCTGAGTTCCTTGTAAACCTTGGGTTCCTTGAGTACCCTGAGTACCTTGAAGACCTTGAGTACCCTGTAATCCTTGAGTACCTTGGGTTCCTTGAGTACCCTGTAATCCTTGAGTACCTTGGTTTCCTTGAGTACCCTGAAGTCCTTGAGTTCCTTGTGCTCCTTGAGTACCCTGAAGACCCTGAGTTCCTTGTGCTCCTTGAGTACCCTGAAGACCCTGAGTACCTTGTGTACCCTGAGTACCTTGGAGTCCTTGAGTACCTTGTGTACCTTGGGTTCCCTGAAGACCTTGAGTACCTTGTCTTCCCTGAGTACCCTGAAGACCCTGAGTTCCTTGTAATCCTTGAGTACCTTGGAGTCCCTGAAGAGCGGCATTCTGTATCGTTGCCTTTCCTACAACAGTTCCACTTACATCATAAAGTGCAATAAAGTCACCACTTTGAGGGTCTGTAACGGTAGGTAATCCATTAATATCAAGATTACTAGCAGTTCCATTAAATCTGGTTGCGGTAATTTGACTATCGGTAATATGAACTCCACCGACTGCCAAACGAACTCCATTTGGTACTTGAGTGCTTCCAATACCAACACCATAGTTGAATAACCATGCATCAGTAGTACCGGCACCCAAAGTACCACCCTTAATCCACATAATTTGCTTATATGTGGAAGCAATACTATCAATACCAACGACACTAATATCAACTAGTGGAGTACCTTCGGTAGAAGCAATAGCAATACCACCGTGATTTGCCGTAGTGTCTGTAGAAACATCCTGATTGAGGGCATTTGTTGTAAATCCTAATATAATATCTTTATCTCTAACAACTAGTTCATTAACAGAAATAAATGCCGTAGTACCACCGACAGTTATGTTTCCACTAACATTTAAATTTGAATTAATATTGGTAGTACCATTAACAGTAAGACCAGTAAATGTAGGAGTATCAGTTAGGGCGATTGTTGCGCCTACTCCGGTTGCGGTTGCGGTTAGATTTCCACTTACAAAGTTAATGGAATTAACACTATCCGGAGTTCCTACAACAGAACCTTCTTCACGAATTGTAATACCAGTAATTGCGCCAGCGGCAGCGGCAGGAACCCAAGTAGGTGCGGCACCAACTCCATTTGATTGAAGAACATACCCAGATGTGCCATTTGCCAAGAATACAGTATTATCAGGTGAAGACTGATAAGGTATATTACCAGTAGCACCGCCTTTTAGATTTGTGGCGATACCGGCATTAGAAACATAATCGGCAATTGTGATAGTTGCGCCAGCACCAGATGCTGTTGCAGTTACATTTGGTCCTACAAAATTAACAGAATTAACACTATCTGTAGTTCCTACAACAGAACCTTCCTCACGAATTGTAATACCAGTAATTGCGCCAGCAGCGGCGGCAGCAACCCAATCTACTCCAGAACCAGTTGATGCGAGAACTTGCCCTGGTGCTCCAGGTTCATTATCCTTATCAAAGAGAGAACCACGAAGTCTAATACCACCATTTACATCTAAGTTTGTTGTTGGAACTGTGGTTCCAATACCAACTCTTTGATTTACAGCATCATATACAAAGTTAGTAGCTCCGGCAGAAACATTATTATTGTTAAAAATAACTTGAGAGTTAGAACCTGCTATTGGTCCCGTTAAACCTTGAGTTCCCTGAAGACCTTGAGTACCTTGAGTACCTTGGGTTCCTTGTAATCCTTGAGTTCCCTGAGTACCTTGGGTTCCTTGGAGACCTTGAGTACCCTGAAGACCTTGAGTACCTTGTGCTCCTTGAGTACCCTGAAGACCTTGAGTACCTTGTAGACCTTGAGTACCCTGAGTGCCTTGGGTTCCTTGTAATCCTTGAGTACCCTGTAATCCTTGAGTACCCTGAAGACCTTGAGTACCCTGAAGACCTTGAGTACCCTGAAGACCTTGAGTACCCTGAGTACCTTGGGTTCCTTGTAATCCTTGAGTACCCTGAGTACCTTGTGCTCCTTGAGTACCCTGAAGACCTTGAGTACCCTGAGTGCCTTGGGTTCCTTGTAATCCTTGAGTACCCTGTAATCCTTGAGTACCCTGAAGACCTTGAGTACCCTGAAGACCTTGAGTACCCTGAAGACCTTGAGTACCTTGTGCTCCTTGAGTACCCTGAAGACCTTGAGTACCCTGAAGACCTTGAGTACCCTGAAGACCTTGAGTACCCTGAAGACCTTGAGTACCCTGAGTACCTTGGGTTCCTTGTAATCCTTGAGTACCTTGTGCTCCTTGAGTACCCTGAAGACCTTGAGTACCTTGTGCTCCTTGAGTACCCTGAAGACCTTGAGTACCTTGTGCTCCTTGAGTACCCTGAAGACCTTGAGTACCCTGAGTGCCTTGGGTTCCTTGGAGACCTTGAGTACCCTGAGTGCCTTGGGTTCCCTGAAGACCTTGGGTTCCTTGAAGACCTTGAGTACCCTGAAGTCCTTGAGTACCTTGAACACCCTGAAGGGCGGCATTTTGAATTGTGGACTTCTTCAGAGTTCCATCAAGATTATCATAATAAAGAATATAATCATCGGCAGTTGCTGATACTTCAGGTCTATCGGAAATTAAACCTGGTGATACACTTCTAATACTTGATATTGTAACTCCTGTTCCTAGAGTAGTTGAAGAAAGTACTTCAACTTCATTAATTTTATAAACTTTATTATTTTCTAAATCAAAGTTTTCACTTGATTTTAATGAATCACTTGAGAAATCATAGGTTAAAGTCTTACGAATATTAGTAGACCCAATACCGATTCCGGCACCATCAAGAAGTAAATTGGTTCCTACTGTTGTTGCTATGCCTATTTGAGCATCAGCAATCTCTACAATGGTAGAATTAATTGTGGTTGTGGTTCCGTCTACATATAAGTCACCTTTAATTCTTACGACACCAGTATCAACACCTACACCAGCAGGGTCAATAATCAGTTCGGAAGGACCAGTAATTGTATTGGTGTTAATGCCAATTCCAGTACCAGAAACTCCTCCAATTTGAACGGTTGAGGTATTTTTATTGAACGTAAAGTTAGAAGAAGCTCCAGAAACTCCTGCATCATTAAAAATTACCTCAGTATCAGAACCGGCAATAGGACCAATCAGACCCTGAAGACCTTGAGTTCCTTGAGTTCCTTGAGTACCCTGAAGACCCTGAGTTCCTTGAGTACCCTGAAGACCTTGAGTACCTTGTGTACCCTGTAGACCTTGAGTACCCTGCTCACCTTGAATTCCTTGAGTTCCTTGAGTTCCTTGAGTACCCTGAAGACCCTGAGTTCCTTGAGTACCCTGAAGACCTTGAGTACCTTGTGTACCCTGTAGACCTTGAGTACCCTGCTCACCTTGAATTCCTTGAGTACCTTGAATACCTTGCTGTCCTTGAATACCTTGAGTACCCTGAAGACCCTGTGTACCTTGAGTACCCTGAAGACCTTGAGTACCTTGAGTACCTTGCGTACCCTGAAGACCCTGAGTTCCCTGCTCACCTTGAATTCCTTGAGTTCCTTGCGTACCCTGAAGACCCTGAAGACCCTGAGTTCCTTGAGTACCCTGAAGACCTTGGGTTCCTTGAGTACCCTGAAGACCCTGAGTTCCCTGCTCACCTTGAATTCCTTGAGTTCCTTGCGTACCCTGTAGACCCTGAGTACCCTGCTCACCTTGGATTCCTTGAGTACCTTGCGTACCCTGAAGACCTTGAGTTCCCTGAGTTCCCTGCTCACCTTGAATTCCTTGAGTTCCTTGCGTACCCTGAAGACCCTGAGTTCCTTGCGTACCCTGAAGACCCTGTGTACCTTGAGTACCCTGAAGACCTTGAGTACCTTGTGTACCCTGAAGACCCTGAAGACCCTGTGTACCTTGAGTACCCTGAAGACCTTGAGTTCCCTGCTCACCTTGAATTCCCTGAGTTCCTTGAGTACCCTGAAGACCCTGTGTACCTTGAGTACCCTGAAGACCTTGAGTACCTTGTGTACCCTGAAGACCTTGAGTTCCCTGCTCACCTTGAATTCCCTGAGTTCCTTGAGTACCCTGAAGACCTTGAGTTCCTTGAGTACCCTGAAGACCTTGGGTTCCCTGAGTACCCTGAAGACCTTGAGTTCCCTGAGTACCCTGAAGACCTTGAGTTCCCTGCTCACCTTGAATTCCCTGAGTTCCTTGAGTACCCTGAAGACCTTGAGTTCCCTGAGTACCCTGAAGACCCTGAGTGCCCTGAGTTCCCTGAAGACCCTGAGTGCCCTGAGTTCCCTGAAGACCCTGAGTTCCTTGAGTACCCTGAAGACCCTGAATACCTTGTCTACCCTGAAGAGCGGCATCCTGAATTGTTGATTTATAAATTTGATCAGTTGTGTTATCATAGATCAAAATCAAATCATCAGAAGTTACACTACTTGTAGATATTTGACCCTTAATTGCCTGTTTTGTAACAATACCATCAAAGTATGGAGAAGTTACTGTGGTATCAGTAACCTGCATACCACCAGCGGAAAGTCTTACTCCATTAGGTACTTGAGTAGAACCAATACCAACACCATAGTTGAATAACCAAGCATCGGTGGTTCCTGCTCCCAAAGTACCACCCTTAATCCACATAATTTGTTTGTATGTGGATGGAATACTATCAATACCAACGATACTAATGTCAATTAATGGACTTCCTTCCGTAGAAGCAATTGCAATACCACCATGATTTGCGGTTATATCGGTAGAAATATCATTATCAAAAGCATCGGTGGTAATACCAAGTATAATATCTTTATCATTAACTTTAAGTTCATTAACAGCAAGGAATGCCGTAGTACCACCAACGGTAATGTTCCCACCAACATATAAGTTAGAACCATCAAAGGTTAGGTTATTGGAACCGACAGGATTATTGGAACCATCTTTATAGATAACTTGGCCTGATGAACCCGCTACTGGACCTTCAATTCCTTGAGTTCCTTGTAATCCTTGAGTACCTTGAGTACCCTGAAGACCTTGGGTTCCTTGAGTTCCTTGAAGACCCTGAGTACCTTGAGTACCCTGAAGACCTTGGGTTCCTTGAGTTCCCTGAAGACCTTGAGTTCCTTGAGTACCCTGAAGACCTTGAGTTCCTTGAGTACCCTGAAGACCTTGAGTTCCCTGCTCACCTTGAATTCCCTGAGTTCCTTGAGTACCCTGAAGACCTTGAGTTCCTTGAGTACCCTGAAGACCTTGAGTACCCTGCTCACCTTGGATTCCCTGAGTTCCTTGAGTACCCTGAAGACCTTGAGTTCCCTGCTCACCTTGGATTCCCTGAGTTCCTTGAGTACCCTGAAGACCTTGAGTACCCTGCTCACCTTGGATTCCCTGAGTTCCTTGAGTACCCTGAAGACCTTGAGTACCTTGTGTACCCTGTAGACCTTGGGTTCCTTGAGTACCCTGAAGACCTTGAGTACCCTGCTCACCTTGGATTCCCTGAGTTCCTTGAGTACCCTGAAGACCTTGAGTACCTTGAAGACCGGCAGCAAAAGGAGAAACCCAACTAACTCCAGCACCAGTAGAAATTAAAATAGAACCAGCAATACCTACATTACCATATACGTCTACTACCGAAGATCCTAATCCAACAGGTCCACTGAAAGTAGATATACCAGAAACATAAAGATTGGTTAAAGAACCACCAGTACCAACTAATTCACCATTAACATAAAAGTTAGAGGAAGTTACAACACCAGTAAAATATCCATCACCAGTTACCCAGAGTTTTGATGTAGGATTAACAGACCCTACACCAATATTTCCCGATACAGTTAGATTATCATCAATATTAGTTCTTCCGCTGTCAGAATTTAATTCTAAATTTCCAGAAGTACTATAAATTAAATTCGCAGCACCTACACCAATTTCAATATCATGAGCATCTACACCAGCATTAAATGTACCCTTTCCAAGAAAATTAGCATCTTTCCAACGATTTGCTCCAGAACCAATTTGAGGAGCTCTACCAATATCATAAACACCATCGCTAGATGGATATAAATTTGAAGAGATTCTTCCAGGAATATTAATTAAATTAGAACTATTAGCACCAAGATTTGTATTGCCACGAACGTCTAAGTCATACTGGGCATCAAAGACTGTAGAACCAATACCTACACGTCCAATTACTTCTACTACCTGAGTTCCTTCACTATAAGAAGATAAACCTACTTGGAGTTTCCTTTGTCTGCCGCTGACGTACTTATCCATTTGTTAGTTAAGAGTTTCTAGAATGCTTGCTATGAACTTAATATCAGTATTATTACTTGCGGAAAATCTAAGGACATCACTTGATTCCAGAACTAACTTTCCTGCTAACAAATTTGCCGTATCATTTCCAGAGATAGGATAAGATAAAATAATTTCAGTTGTAACCGCAATTCCTGTTCTTTTATTGGTTCTTTGATGTGCGAATGAAACTGTTTGTGTTTGTGCTCCAATATTCGTTGCCTGTGCTAGAAGTACAACTCCAGTATATCCAACTGGAGCAGTATAAATGCCGACATTATTAGTATTACCAACAGTAGTAATCGTCTTGAATACATTAAGTGCTAATGCCATTATTTAATCTCCTCCTAGTGCTAGAATAAATGGTGTAATGGTAGAAAATAAACTCTTAGAATAAAATGTACCAGATATAGTACCCGTCTGCTGATCAATTACAACGCCATCACCAATTCTAAAGTTTCCTGATTGGTCCGTACTCGTGAATACAACCAATCCACCATTACGAACATCGGTCTCATTCTCTTGAATTGGAACCCCACCTAATGAGGGAAGAGCAGTGTCAATATTTGTACCAGAACCAATATATTCCAAAGAATGCCCTGATGCCAAAATACGACTCTGTTTAAAAAATGGAACCTGTGTTCCAATTCCAACCTCATAAGGAACATTATCATTTACCGTAATAGTACAAATACCGGCAGAAATTGGAGTAGAACTTAATATTGAATAATAAGTTGGAACCATTAAAGGAACCGCTACTGCTGTATTTATTCCAACTTCAGGACCGGTTAATGTGACTGTTGGTGTATAAGTATATCCTCTACCCGTAGAAACCATATCAATTGCAACAACAGTACCATCTTTAACTTCCGCAACTGCCTGTGCAACAACTCCAAAATCAGTTTCTGGATCAGATATAGTAATTTCCGGAGAAAGAGAATATCCAGATCCACCATTAGTTATTAATATCTTTCCTACTGTATAGTAAAGTTTGTTAAAATATACGACCTGACCATCAAAGGGTCTTATGACATTAATTTTTGCCGTGCCGCTACCTACATAAGTATGAGGTAATGTAGAAACTCCAACATTACAAGTAAACACCGTACTTGCCATAGACACTTGTGGAAGTGAAAGGATATTCCCGGCACCAATACTAGTCGTAATAATTCCGACAAGATTATCAATAAAAGACCGAACATCGGCACAAGAAGCAGGACTCGTATTACTTCCGGTGAGTGGATCCGCAACAACATTCAAGTCTTTAACTGTTAGATTATTAGTAATTGCCAGTTTCATTAGTTCTCTGGCAGAAGTAAATCCAACTATTGTTTGTATCTCTTCTCCAACAAGACCATTATTTAAGGGAAGACCATTTTCTCCAAAATAAGCTTTTGTTGCTTCAATAGAGTTTTCACTTGTAAAATCTCTTACATCTAGTGATACGGCATCTACAATATATCCAATATCTCTCTTACACTTATCTGGACTTGGATTTACAAAAGATGGGAATTGTGTGGTTATTTGATTATAAGAACTATCAATAATTTCTTGTCTATTTGCCCGAATTAAATTATACGAATCAACATATCTTCCCGGAGCAACAGTTTTTGTTTCAAATATATATCCCTTTTTTCCGCTTGGGTATGTAACAATTCCGGGACCAGAAGGGCAACTAAATTCAAGTCCAGAAAGAGAAATACCCATACCAACCGAGAACTTATGAGCACTATCAGTATAGGCAGTTAAAAGTCCCGTCGTATTATCATAAAGAGCATTTACTATATTTAAAGTTGGTACATTTAAATCAAGAACAAAAGTATCAGCATTTTCTGCTGCAGCACTTGTGACTATTCCCGTATATTTTTTTGCTCCAACACCATCAGCAACAAGAGCATAGTTTCCAAAAGATGAGTTTGAGTTTGTAAGATCACAAGCACCACCAGATCCACAATAAACCGCTATGTCATTACAAATTGTAAAGAGAGAAACTAACTGAGCATACCCCCCATTTGTGATTGAAACTCCAATTCCACCCTGATTATATTGAGTGAAGGAATCCGTAACCATACTCCTAGTTGGACCTATGGCATCATTACCATCAATTTTCATTCCAATACTATTTGGAATGAAATTAGTACAGTTACGAATATATGCCGACTGACTTGAAAATCCAATCGTATTTGGATTAAAAGCAAAAACTGCCTTACCAGGATTCAAAGATCCTGTATAAGACATTTCCGTTACATAATTTCCTTCTGTAACGTGAAATAAATCTTGATTTGAATTTTGTGGAGATATTGATACTTCTCTTAAACTATCTCCAACAATTGAGACCTGTTTTGACAAAACTAAAGGATTATTTTCTATATAAGATCCAGAAGCAACTCTAATAACGGATCCTTCTGTTGCGATTGAGAGGGCTGCTCCAACAGTTGCTTTTGCGTCTCCGAGTTTTTTTCCTGTGTTCGTATCGTTTCCGTCTTTTGTGACATATAAAATATTAGTAACTGTTGCACCCGCACCGAGTCTAACAACTTCCGTAGAAATTCCAGTCTGCGAAAATCTATCTCTTAAAGTATAGACTTCTGCATCAAACGTATTTAAAGCTAATTCACCTGTTCTTAAATCAGAAACCGCAGGTCTTTTGCCGGGTACAGCAGACCTTTTAATACGAATCGGAGTTGCCATTTATTACATTCGGTATTTACCAAAAAAGCAATATATATTGCCTTGATTTATTTATTCAAGAAATATTATTACGTCTTGGGCGATAAGAATATAGATTTGTTGGTGCCTCTGGTTTCATCCATTCTTGTATTTTATCAAATCTCTCTTCACTATAAAAATCTTGCTGGACATACCATAGTTTCCAGTGCTCGTGCCCCTTGGATTGATTGCAGGAATGACAACAGGAAATTACATTCGTCTTTACATCAAGTCCACCCTTACATTGCGGAATGATGTGGTCCAGCGTGATATTCTCTTCCGAATCACAATAGGCACACTTGTGTTCCCATTGCTCTTTTATATTTTTCCTCCACATTCGTTTTGCTTCTGCTTTACTGGTCGTTTCTAGATTAAACAGATAGTCCTTAAACGAGTGTAGAGGAACCATAAGTATTTGCAACTTATGATTATTTATTCTTTGTTCTTATAACTTCTACGAGTTCTTTGAGTGTAATATAAATGTAATGAAACTCATCATAGTAAGTGATGTCAGAGTCTCTCTCAAAAAAGTTAAGTAGATTCATACAACAAAAGGTTCTTGTTGTCTTTCTGGTAGTTTGATTTGTGGCAATGGTTCTCCAGGTCCATTGGCACCAGTTGCAGTTGGAATATCATAAGAACTACCAACACCACCTTGAACTATCTCATTTGTTGGAAGTGCTTTAGGCATTTCTACATCAATTACTTGACCCATCAGAAACTTATTCCTTGTGATTTGTCGATTATGTGGGTCAAAATCAAACATCAACATTGCATCTGACCACTCGGCACAATCTACAATTTTTCTTCCAGTTCTTTTATCAATCACTGAAAAATATTCTTCACTATTATACTTTTTCATTATTTGGTTGCGAAGGTACTACAGGATTGCGATTTACATTCTTAATCACAATAAAAGCATCGTTTTGATATGTGACAGTACCATAAGGTTTTGCCCATTTTGGATTTGCATCGGGATTTGTTTCAGTGCCAGTTGCGGCAACACCACCGACTTGTACTACAATCTCATCCGTTGGTTCCCATCCAAGATTTTGAATGGCAACGGCAAGTTGTCCGAGCATTTCGGAACTCACAGGTTCTCCTCCTGTTCGGTAAGAATGACACAATCAGACTTGGGATATGCCACACAAAGAAGTGCCCATCCATCTGCCATTTGGTCATCATCAAGGAAAGATTGGTCTTCATTATCAATCTCACCAGAGACAACCTTACCGGCACAGGCAGAGCAGGCACCTGCCTTACAAGAGAAAGGAAGATCAATTCCTGCCTCATCTGCTGCTTCTAGAATATATTGGTCTGCGGGACATTGAATAGTTTGTTCGGTTCCATCGGCGGAACGAAGAGTAACATTAAAAGTCATAAAAGTTGTAGTGACTATGAGTAATTATACCACTTTTTTATCTGTGGTGGAAGTGTTTGTTGGAAAATCCTTACGGTCTTGTACAGGTCTGTAAAGTCCAGGCCAAGTATCTTGAATAATCTCTGCGAGTTTATATGGAGTTGTTGAGGATATCATCAGTACTTTTCCAAACAATATACACCGTTCTTTTCTAAGATGGCAGAACAAGTATCCACAAAATCTCCACAACACATATAAGTGATTTTGCCAAAATTGCGAATATTTGCCGAATGTATGTGTCCGCAGATTACACCAGAATATTTCTTATCTCTTTGAGCACAATAAGAAGCAATATCAGTCTCATATTGATTGATATAGTTCTTACCACGCACACTATTCTTCAAAGCATAAACCAAAGAGAAACGGAAGAACCTCTCAAAAAATAAACTGAGTGGTGTAATGAATTCATATCCTTTATTAAAGATGAGTTGTTTCCAAGACCCAGAAGAATACTCAGAATACTTATCTCCGTGAATACAAAGAAACTTATTTCCCTTTGAATCCTTGTGCGTATATTCATCAACCATCTTAAAGTTCTTGTGTTCAAAATCAGTATAACGACGAATCATTCCTTCGTGATTTCCAAGAATATAAACAATCTCGGTTCCTTTCTTTGCGAGATTGAGAATCTGATGAACACATTCGGTGTGCTCTTTTTTCCAACGAGTATTATATTTTTCCATACAGTAGATGTCTATAATATCACCTACCAGAACTAACTTTTTGGTTTTGAGTTCTTTCAGAAACTTGAGAAACTTTTCAGTATTACATCGCGGAGTTCCCAAGTGAACATCAGATATGAAGACTGTATCGTAAGTCATATTCAGAATCTTTTTGGAGTGTATTCAATTCCTTCAAGAAGTGTATCTAACATCGCACCATATTCTTTGAATCTTTTGTCTCCTGCGATAAAGCATCTTTGACGCATCCAAAGAGCATCCGCAAGAAGTTTAATTTGCTCTTCGGAAAGTGATAGGTCTTTCATTAGTAAGAAGTAACTGTTGTATGTATTATAGCAGAGACATTATGAAAAGGAACAATCCAAATAACTGGAAGAGCAGGAGGATGAGGAGCATTTTATTGGTGCTTTTGTAAGTATGCAACCAAATCTTTAAGGTAGTCAGATGCTTTATCCCAATCCCCATTAAACCTATCATTAAGTTCTTGATAAATTTTTTCTGCGTTTTCAGGTGCTAGATTGGTTGCCTCAATAAATCCTTCTTTAGTAATCATAATGTTTTAATGTTTTTTCTGTAAGGTTAATGATTTCAGTTATGGGTAATTCTACCACATAACACTCCGTATATCCACTGTCCGTGGTCTCAAAATCAATTTTATAATCTTGGTATTTTTGATGGATGAACTTTTCAAGATGATGAACTTGATAATGAATTCCTTTCCATATTTTAATTACACTATGTAATTTATTTTTGGTGTGATTTGCTAATTTATTGAAACTTCTACCAACCTTATAAACCAGTTTACCTTCAAGATAAACAATAACCAAATACAAATAATCAGTATCAAAATATCTTTCTTTCCAAGGGTTTTGACAATTATTGCCCTTTATTTTTTCTCCATATTTTTTGACTCTTTCATCAGTTTCTTTGGTTAATCCTTTATTCCAAACTTTTTGACCTGTTTTCTTTCCTTTATTCCAAGGTTCTTTACCTATTTGCCATTCAGAAAAGTTTCTTGTTATGCCAATTGTTTTAAGATACTTATATACAGAAACTCTTGGTATGTTTAGTTGTCTTCCAATCTCGTGGGAGGATAAACCAGACAAATACATTTGCTTCCAAATCTCCCTATCCTTATCAGTATATCTTACATTCATTTGTGGTCTGCTCACGGATATTATTATTTATAAAAAAAGAGACCTTTACAGGTCTCTTCATTATATCACAATTTAGTGATTATATCAACCTATAGAAGGAGCAGTTAGAGCAACCGAAGTTGTTTCTGCTGCCGCCAAATCTAAAGGAAAATTATGTGCATTTCTCTCGTGCATAACTTCCATACCCAACCCAGCTTTGTTCAATATGTCCGCCCAAGTAGGAATTACTCGGTTTTGACTATCCAGAATACTCTGGTTGAAATTTAGTCCGTTGAGGTTGAATGCCATAGTGCTTACGCCTAGAGCAGTAAACCAGATGCCCACAACGGGCCAAGCGGCGAGGAAGAAGTGAAGTGAACGAGAATTATTGAACGAAGCATATTGGAAAATGAGTCGTCCAAAGTAACCGTGAGCCAATTGTCCAAAAGTTTCCTTAAGGGTTGGACTATATCTTCACCTATTAAAGGTGCTGGGCGCTCTTGCCTGTTATTAAGGGAACTGTATCCCTCAGGTAGTCTCTGAACCTTTCCTAGATGTATCTAGGACTTGGATGCTGATTGCCATATCCATAAAGGACTTAGGTTTCCAGCAGTTCACCCAGTTTAACGTGACCCGCTCTGTCAAGCCACGATGTTATAGGTCTCTTCTTCTTGACCGAACTTATAACCATAATTCTGCGATTCAGTTTCAGTAGTTTCACGAACCAGTGAAGAAGTCACCAGTGAACCGTGCATCGCAGAGAACAGTGAACCACCGAAGACACCAGCAACACCAAGCATATGGAAGGGGTGCATCAGGATATTGTGTTCTGCCTGGAAGACAAGCATGTAGTTGAAGGTTCCAGAGATACCCAGAGGCATTGCATCAGAGAAAGAACCTTGACCGAAAGGATAGACCAGGAATACAGCAGAAGCAGCAGCAACAGGTGCTGAATAAGCAACACAGATCCAAGGACGCATACCTAGACGGTAAGAGAGTTCCCATTCACGTCCCATATAAGCATAGATGCCGATGAGGAAGTGGAATACAACGAGTTGGAAAGGTCCACCGTTATAAAGCCATTCATCAAGTGAAGCAGCTTCCCAGATAGGATAGAAGTGAAGTCCGATAGCATTAGAAGAAGGAACAACGGCACCAGAGATGATGTTGTTTCCGTACATTAGAGAACCAGCAACGGGTTCACGAATGCCGTCAATGTCCACAGGAGGAGCACCGACGAAAGCGATAATGAAGCAAGTCGTAGCAGCAAGTAGGCAAGGAATCATAAGGACTCCGAACCAACCAACATACAGACGATTGTTAGTGGAAGTAACCCACTCACAGAATTGGTTCCAGGTATTTGTGGAACGTTGTTGAGCAATTGTAGCAGTCATTTGTTTTAAAAGGGTAAGTATGATTCAGGGGGACTGAATAGTTACAAGTATTCCCACGACACCCTCCATCGTGGGTATGAGGGATGCTTTACTTCTCTTGATCCCGGTTGGAGAAGACACTGGGTTTCAGAATTGTTACGTTTCTTAACCCGTGTATGTATATATAATAACACTGTTAGGAAATCCTGTCAATAGGTCCAATTACCTAAGTGGCACAGTATAAATAGAACCCTTTGTCAGCGGGCATATTCATTAATCTTATCCAGAACCATATTCAGATATTGATCGGCAAGTGATTTAGGATCAGACGTATATCCGATATGCTCATTTTGAAGTTTCTGCTTTAACTTCAATACCTGATACTTTATCTCATCCTTTGTTAATTGTCCCCTTGGCATAAAAAAAATCCTTCTCTCCGTATTTAGAGAGAAGGATTGATATAATTATTTTTTTAATGTGAGTTTCAATATATTAAGTGCGATTGTGGATATAAAAAATCCACAAAATATTGCGACAATATCAGAACTCACCATACTCCGGGGATAATTTGTCCAGTCAGTGCATAGGCACCAAAGGCAGCGACGATACCGATCATCGCAAACCAACCATTAATACGCTCAACCTTTTCGTTAAACATTTTTTTTCTCCTTAATAAGTTTCAGAAAGTTGATTGATAGAATGCGCCAGAAGCACAAAGAAAGAAATACTTGTTACAGTAAAAATGAGTTCGCCCATCAGATTACACCAAAGAAGAGGTGCCCTGTGAGTGCATAAGAAATAAGTGCTGCAACGAAGCCCAGCATCGCAGTGCGTCCATTCAGTCGCTCTGCCCTTTCTGCGTGAGTCTCAAGTGCATAACGCTCTGCGTCGGACTGAGACACATACATTTCGGGTTCTTTGGCAAACATATTCTGTTGCCCAAATTCATTAGTCGTAACGGTCATTGTAGTTTTATTAAGAACTGTAACATATTATATATGAGGAAAGAGGTCTTGTCAAGCACCCTAGGTCAGAAAACTTTAACTTTGAGGTTGAGAAGGATTAGTAATTCTGCCCAAATAAGGATCATAGTTCATTAAATCATCAATCTTTAAATCAGGTCCTTGATTCTCCCAGAAATTAAGAAGTCCATCATGACTCTGGCGATGAAAGACATCAATATGCTCTGGATGAATAGAAGAACCTAGAGCAATCTTATAAAGGAATAAAGGAATTGAAAAAGTGTTTCCGGAATTATAAATTAAGTCATCGGCAACTGCTCTTGGCTTTACTCCATTATCTAACTTGTACTTATCATCACGAACATGATGCTTAAGAATTTTTTCTGCATGATGACGAGTGATTATATATGCGGCAGTTGAAAAATCATTTACAAATCTTTTATGAAGTTTAACATGTAAATCTCCTGTACAAATAATGGCAAGTTGAATTACATCATAATCATAAGGAACCTTGGAAATAAAATCATTCCAAGTAAAATCCCAACACCTTGCAAGTTGCAAATCCACATCGTCTTCCATAATAACCGCATAAGGACTATCGGAAGTTTCCACCCAATGCTTAAGTGCTTTAAGGTGGGAAGTAGTACATCCAATTTCTCCCGAAGTCATATTATCGGGATAACGACCCTTAATAATATCACTCAAATCATCTTCTCTCCCATCATAGGCAGAAATGCGAGTATAGTTTTCAATATCCCAATACTTAAATTGCTCCTCCATATATTCCTTTCTTTCTGGTTGCCCATCAAGATTTAGATAATATATTGGACTCATATTTTTGAGTTTATATGCTGATTTATTTTTATCCATTTTTTAAATTTTATTATTATAACAAGAATACTTACGAAGATACTTTTGACTTTGATAATAATTTACAAGTTGAGATTTATTTAATTTTTCTAGATAATTCCAAAGTTCCATGTTTTTTTGCAAATATGGATTATTATGATTGGAATTTTGACCTCGGGAATGTTCTAGATGGTAAACATAGTCGTCTATTCTTCCTACATTATACCCCATCTTATCAAATCTAAAGTATCTTTCTTTGTCTTCCGGTGACCAAGACACAAAGTTTTCATTTTCCATACCAGCATCAATGTAGGAATCTTTGTTAAAAAATTGCACATGCCCATATTCTGCTTGATATGGTTTGAACTTTTGTTCTAAAATACTAAAATCAAATTCTTGATTTATAAATTTAGTAACTATTTCATCATCCGCAAATATTTGTTTTTGAAACATACCAAACCCATAGGGATAAACTACATCATAAGACTGATTTAGAATCATTTCACAAGACTTTTGATATGTTTCTGGTCTTAATAATACATCACAATCATAATTTACAATAACTTTAGTATTAGAAATAGAAATCATTTCATTGATGATCTTCATCCTATGAAAAACAGGATCTTCCGATTGTTCAAAAAGATAAATTAATTGTTTAATATCATCACCAACAAATTCTTCAATTTGAGGGAGAGCATAATCTTTAAAAAATTGATTTGAATCTACTTCTTTGACAATAATATTAGTTTTAAAGGTCTTAATAAGAAAGCAAAGAACCGTAATTATGTTTCTAACCCTATCATCAGAGTCAATTCTGATAGGAATCATAAAAGTACAATCAGATAAATCTATTTTTTTCATATTTTAATCCATCCATCCAAATATAAATCCTGTGTTTGATTTTTAGCAGTATTTCCACTTGTACCAAACCAGTGTAAAGGGGCAACTACTTTTTTAGATTTTGCCAACCATGCCCCCCACCAAGAGAAAGAAGAATTGGCAATAATATGATAATGGCACATGCTCATTAGACATAAATCAACAAATCCATTATGAGATTCGGAAATCATAAATCTATCTGATTCAAATAAAGTCTGAGACTGACACCACCCAACATCATCGGAAAAAATCATTACCGGAATATTAGTATTAAATTGCTCTAGTGCCTTTTCATAATATGAAAGATCACATGGCGGATGATTTATAGAATTAGAAACATAATCTGTTCTTCTTACATGTAGAGCAATAATCTCATCAAAATGAAAATTAGATGTGCAAGGTTCTAAAATATATTCTTTAAACTTAAAGTCTTCTCTGATACTATCTTCAATATGCTTAAAGTATTTTTCACTCTGAAAGTATCCATGCAAATTTACATTATCTGGACAATTTCCAACATACTCAGAATCATAATGGAACTGCTTTTCTGTATAAAAATCTGCAGGAAAAAAACCCACATTTTTTAAATTATTAAGTTCAAATACATCAAATAATTTATTATCTTTCCATTTATCGCCATAGTCTGTTTTAGGAATACAGAAATCATATCCTTTTGTTGCAGCAATACCTCTTAACGAAGCATATTGAAACATCTGATTTGCTAAACGTCCATTTTGTCCGAGATAATTAAATCCAATCATTTTATTAGGAATAAAGAACAGTTTTTTTATCGGCAGGAGAGTGAATCATCCTTGCGGAAAAATCAAACTCATTATCGGGATAATTTCCTGGTTTTGCAAATGATGGGTGTAAAATATGAAAATCATCATAGTTTTCAATCCTATATCTATTTAAATGACTTTCATCATGAGCCGCTGCCATTACATTATTTTCCAAATCTTTTTTAATTCTTTCATCAAGTTCATCAATTAATTTAAAAATTTCTGGAATTTTACCACCCCAAATACATCCCTGAAGATATACATCGTCCTTTTCCTCTTCTTCAGTTACACATGATAAGGATCTTTTATTTCTTTCAAAAGGCAAATATTGAAGAAATTTACTCCAGTTGGCACTAAAAGTCGGATGTTGCACTCCGAAAAATGGTTTTTCATCGTTGAAAAAATCTTGATATGTAATTAACTGATCGCAACAATACATATCAGCATCAAAGTATACATACCAATCATAATCCTTTAATTGGCTTTCAATTTTTTTGATTTCTCCAAATCTTCTCAATCCACCAATACTATTATACATCAAATTATACCAATTATCTGAAGAATAATCTGATGTGGTAATTTCAATATTTTCAGATGATGGTATAATTTTAATATTGTCTGGAATGTCATCTCCAAGATCTCCATCTGTAAAAACAAAAAAATCTTTCTGACATTCTGGAACAAAATATTCCATAAGTGTTTCATAATATTTTGGAAAGAACTTGAGATAATTTCCAGTACCTATAAAATTAATAGCAATTTTTTTATTCATGTTGACTATCGGCAATGATTTTTTGAATTGAAGGAATATAATGTTTTTGAAGAATCTCTTTCCAATCAAACTTCTTTGAATATTCTACAATTTCTTTTCTATTATTTACAGAATATTCTCTATTCTCAATAATTTTACTCTCAACATACTCCAAATCAGAGATTTTATTTTCAGGAATGACTGTAATAAATTCTTTACTAATATCTAAATTTGCTCTTCCCCATTCGCAAACAACAACTCCAAGTCCAGCAGAGAGTGCTTCCATACAAACGAGTGGATGTGCTTCACCATCAGAAAGTAAAACAAGATTTCCATATTGAGTTAAGTCCTTATATAGTGTATCTTTATCCCATTCACCTAGATAATTTTTAGAAGTATCAAATCTACCATCGGCAATATTTCCCGCATACCAAAGACTAGAAATAGACTGGAACATAAACTGACGTTTTCTATAATCTATCTTTGCAAGATAAATGGAACGATCCGGATATTCCGGATTATCTACATAATCAAATTTAGATCTATTAACTCCATTTGGTGCCAGAAATAACTTATCTTCGGGGATATTCAACAATACTTTATACATATTCCGAATTCCATCAGATAAACAAAAAGTATTCGGTCTAAGACGAGCAAACTCATTAGCAATATTTACATATCCACCAAAGAGTTCGGGTCTTTCTAAGTAACCATAATGGCTTGTAATTGCCTTTGGTTGTTTGATATGGGGATATAAAGTAATAAATTCATCGTAATGAATGTGAACAAAATCAGATCCAAAAGAATCAATATCCTTTAGAATCTGATTATAATCTTTAGTATTCACAATTTGAACTTGGTGCCCCAGAGATTCCAAAGCAATTTTAGTGTCCCATATAAGAATTTCTACCGCACCCCAAGCAAGAGGTGGAATAGGCATAATTCCAGGACCAATTAAAGATATTTTCATAAATTATTTCCAATGAGTAAAATCTAAACCAATTTCTTTGAAATATTGAATCCAAGTTTCTGCAGTATCATACTGAGATGAACGACTGTACTCATGAAACTCAACGTAAAGTTTTTTAATTTTTTTAAAGGATCCACTCTTTTTCATATCTTCAAGGATGGTATATTCCTCACCCTCAACATCCAATTTTAATATTATATCACATCCATCAACATTTAGATAGTCAATGAAATTTACTAATCTAACCTTTGGTACAATAATTTTTTTATAATAATCCCGCACGTAATCTTCTACATTTGTATATGTAACTCCATCTACATCAAATGGAAAATTAAAGGCACCGTCCTTTATTTCTGGAGATTGAATTCTAGAACTTAATCCAAAATAATCTTTATTTAAGGTATTGGGATCTTTCTCTATATGAAATTCAGTAAATCCAGTTTCATCAGAAACTGCAACATTAAAATAATGAATTCCGTCTGTTTTATCTATAAAATCATAGACAGCAGTATTTGCTTCAAAAGAATAAACTTCTTCAATATCAGAATGAAAACCAAGAATTTCAATTAGTCCTTGTTTTAAATTTGTGCCACAATCAATAAAAATAGTCATTTGTAGTATATGCAATTAAAGTTGTGATTGAATCCAATTTTCTAATTTAACTTCTGGATTCCAACCAAAAATTTTATTAATTTTTTTATTATTTGCAAGAGTAATTCTTGACTCTCCTGGTCTAGATGGTAGATTAATGACATTATTTGAAATCATTCTTGCAATTTGATTAATAGAATGATTTGTTCCTGTGCCGACATTATATACTTGCCCAAATGCTTCTGAATCTGGATTAGAAATAGCAGCCATCACATTTGCCTTCACAACATCACTAACATGAGTGAAGTCTCTCCGCTGATTACCATCACCAACAATAGTCAGGGGTTCTCCTGCTGCTTTCTGACGAAGAAAAATACCAATCACCGGAGCATATTGTCCACGTAAAGGTTGACGCTCACCATAAACATTAAAGTATCTAAAGCAAACAGTGGGAAGACCATAAAGACTGGTATACATTTTACACAGTTTCTCACCATTTACTTTTGAAACGGAATAGGGATTTAAACAGTCATCGGGTTGTGTTTCAATATTTGGCGATTGATTCATTCCATATGCAGAAGAGGTTGAAGAATACATTAATCTCTTCACACCTGCCTCTCTTGAGCACTGAAGGACTGTGCATGTTCCAACAGAGTTAATGCTTACCGCTTCAATTGGATTTAAAATTGCTGGTTGAATTCTTGCTTCTGCAGCAATATGAAACACATAGTCAACTCCATCATAGAGAGGACGTGTGTTTTCATAATCACGAATATCGTACTTGTAATTTTTCGCCTTATCATTCCAGTAAAATTGTTCATGAACATCCGAGTATTCATTATCAATCACGACAACCTCGTGCCCCATTTCAAGAAGACGATCTACAAGGTTTGATCCAATAAATCCCGCTCCACCAGTAACTAAACTTTTCATACCATTTCTTGAAATAAACAAAGATGATTCTTACCATTAACCCTATTAAACTTAGTAAAAAGATTCTCTTTTATTTTACAGAGATATCCAATTGCTATTTGTTCATTATTTACATTTTTATTCTCAATCATATAATTCAAAATATTATCAATTTCATTGCCGATATTTTCAACGGCAGTTTTATTTCCACCAAACATACTTCCACAGATAAAAGAACGATTATCCCAAAAATAACTTTCGGATAATGTTTGAGGATTTACAAGGTCAGGATAACATTCAGTATTATACTGGATTAAGAAGGTATTGTCAATTTGTTCCAGTGCTTGAAGAGCATCTTCACTGGGATAATCATTTTCAAGATTACAATCATATAAAAATCGACTGGCACCTGCATCTAACCAAAAGAAAAATTTAGAGTTAAAAGGATTAATCTCAGATGCTTTTTTCAACCACTTAAATTTAGAATATTGAATGACAGGATACATTGAATAATTACACTCAACTCTATTTGTGTCTGCCATATTTTCTTTATAAAATTCAGAATCGATAACTTCCTGAATTGAATCTTTCAGATGAAAATATGGTATTTGTTCTAGTGGTTCAGTAATAATTTCAGTTGGCAAATCTTGTCTGACTTCTTTGATCGTTTCAACCAGAGACTCTTCTGTGAAGATAATAAAAGGACATTTTATTTGCAGTGTCTTTGAAAACCATTCAAGATAATCTTCCCAACTTCTATTATCATCTCTTTGTAGTTCTTGAACATTATAAAGAGATGTAATAATTACAAAATCAGTTTTCATTTTTATAAAGATAGACGATATCATCATACTTATTTTTATTTACCCTCAAATCAACAATTTCAAAAGTATCAAGATATTCAGAGACTTTCCATCCTGGATTATCATCAACATCTTCAATAATATAATAACCACCTGGCTTAAGTTTTGATTTAAGAATGTTCCAAGTTTTTAATGTAAGACCTGGATCATGAGAAGCATCATCAATAATTAAATCAAATTGTGGACAGTTTTCAAATAAACTTGGATCATCTTGCGATCCCTCAGGTAAGAAAATAAATCGTTCCCTCTCTTCTTCTGTAAGTTGGAGATTCGAATATTCTTTATCAAATCCATAAATTTTAGTTGTATCCGAAAAAATGTCTCTCCACATTCTCAAACTATATCCAGAAGATACTCCCACCTCCAAGATACAAAGATCTTTATTATCTTTGACTTTTTCAAATACTTCCGGATAAAAAAGTTCGTAAGAATGATCTGATCCTTTATCACTACAACCAGTCCAAGGGGTAGAACTGTAATGTTGGATGATTTCTTTTGCTTTTTGTTTGAATGATTTTGCCATTTTATTTCATATTTTTAAAATGTTCAAAGTTAACATGCTCAACCCAATTTGGCCACATATTAACTTGTAAAGGTTTGCAAGATTCGTAGTCAAAATTATGAATATAAAATTTGGAATCAATTTTATATTTCTCATACCAATCTGTTGCTTGTTTATATATGATCGCTCCAAAGTCACCCAATCCGATTTTTAAATTTTTCCTAGAGCAAACTTCTATACAATAGTCTCTTACATGAATTACGCCATTTTCATAAACACTTGGAATAAATTCATACCATCCAGATAAAAACTTTTCCATAGATTCTGGTTTTCCCAAGAAAAACCAATCGCAAGGATTATTAGGAAACTCTCCAGCATACAAATGACCACCATTCATTGAACTTTGAAAATATATTGTATTTGACTCTAGAGTAACCTGGGATAATATATCTTTAATTGGTTTAGTTAAAATAACATCTGGTCTAGATTTAATAACGACATCAATATCATTATATTTTTTAGTTTGTAAAAATGCTTGATAGTTGGAATAAGTTTGACTTAGAAGACCATATAAAACTATTGGAGTAATGATTTTATAATGCTCTATACTTTCACCCTTCCAAACATCAAAATTAAATTTTTTAAAGAATGTAATATCAAAATCTTTATACTTTTCAACGCTACAATCAGTTACCTTATATCTTTCTATAAATTGTTTATCTAAATTTTCATCACCAAACCGATCAGTAAACCATAACTTATAAACTTTTTCATGATAAGATTTATCCCACCAAAGATGAGAGCAAACCTTATCATTTTCATCTATCTGATAATTGGAAAAATAACTAATATTTTCATCATAAAAAATAGGTTGTCCAGAAAATAAAAAAGCGCAATTCATTTTTCAAAAATAAAATTTGCAACTTGTAGAGTATATTTCCCACAATGAATTGTAAAAGGATCTGGTTCAGAATAATCACAAGAACCTATCAAAGTTAAACCCGATGATTCAATCAGTTTAACAACTAATTCCGGTTTAATAAACTCACCAAATTTATTTTCAACATCAACATCAGAAACAATAATAAATTTACCGCCAGGTTTGAGGACTCTATAAACTTGTTCTGCAATATCTTTCCATCCCTGATTATTAATTTTATTAGTATGAGATCCATTAAAATGTGTTACAGCGCAAGAATCTATAAAATAATCTACTGAATTATTTTCCATATCCTTAACTTCAGCAAGAGCATCATTCAAAACCATCCGAACTAAACTTCCGGAAAATGAATGACTAACATCGCTAATATCAATTCCGGTTACATCATGACCCAATGAAGAGATGATATGAGGTAGGGGAGAACTAGAACATCCAAGATCTACGATAGTTTTTCCAGTTTGATCTAGTTTTTCAAAATAATCTGCGATTAAACACCACTTCATCAGAGCATCATCATTTTCCCAAGTAACATGGGGAAATTTTTGAAGATACCCATACTCTTTAACTTTACTTCTACAAAACTCTAAATCAATTGCATTCAATAATTTACTATTAAAATTCATTTCAAACAACCTCTTTCCACTGTGCTGAGTTTTCAATAACCTCCATATCAGTAATCAATCCAACTCCAACAATATCTTCGTGATACTCTGAGGTAACATCAGTATATGTTGGGACATATAATTTAGCCCTATTCAATGCTCCCATAACTTCGGATGGTCCACAAATTTTTCCACCACAAACATCATACTTAGCATGTGAAACATATGGGTTTTGGAAGTCGTCAATAAAAATTGTATAATTTTTAAGATTAGTAGTTACAAAATTGACTTCATCAAACAAGGGCCAGGAATACATATGCTGTCCTTTTTCCATCCACTCCCCATGTGCATCGAACCAAAAAACGGTTTTCTTATCTTTTAGATCTGGTTCTTTGGCAAAGACATAATGAAGAATTTCTGGTGATGGCATTTTTTGCATATCAACATTCTTAAAATCCTTTAAGATATCATAAGACACCGAATATCTGTAGTCATCAATCTCACAGGTATATACCTTTTTGTCCGAAAAATTATCAGCAATAAAATAGGAACTTTCAGCATAAGCAGTTCCGGTTTCAATAAAAATATCCGAATCTTTCATACACTCATAAACAGTATCAATAATGTAAGTGTCTCCATGAAAGGGATTACCATGCTCCCAACCTGCTGGATCTTTACTAAAGTTGGCTATTTTGTATTTTGCCATTTTCCTCCGTAATTAGTTGAATAAAGTTCTCTATGTTGATGCAATAATGGATGACCAGAGTTTTTCCAATTTGGATTTCTGATACACTCAGTTTGGTCTGGATTATCGGTATAAGTATACCCAAATAAAGAAAAAAGAAAAGCAAGTAAGTAATCATAACAAATCATTCTTGGATCCAATTCCAAACCACCAGAAAGTTTATCAAGATCATTCATCAACTTATCATACATCCCATAAAATGAAGATGTTTTCATGACACCGCCAGCGGGGCCCCAAGTTCCATTATTTTTACCTCCATTCATTATAACATATTTCTGAATGATTTTGGGCATTACATTCGCCGTTGGTCCGACAAGATCAGCATCAAATGGATGCAACTCTCCTCGTACCAAAACATCTGGTTCCATTAAAACCATATATTCGGTTTTACAAAAGTCACATCCATTTTTTAGTCTTCTCAAAAACTCAAGTGAGATTCCCATAAAAAGGTCAATATCTCCAGAGTTTTCTCTAATATATTGATCTACATCTCTAGCAATACCAACTACCTCCGTAGTTTCTTTTATAGTCTCAATATTTCCAAAATTTTCTTTTAGATAAGAAAAATCTAAACCATTATCAGAAACAAGATAAATTGGATTTTCTGGGTAAAATTGTCTAAATTTTTCCAAAGAATACTCAATCGCCGCCTGCTCTTTGTAGCAGATATAAAATACACCTAAGTCCATACTATTTAATTACTAAAAGAATGTTATTATCAATGTTATTTTTTTCATGAGGTAACTTCATAAGTTTTACATAGTTTAGAGAATAATCATTCTGCAGTTGATTAATAATATTTTCAAAAGCATAATAAGTTGGAAATGTTAGATCCTCAATAATAAATATACCTCCTTCTTTAAGTTTATGGATGGATTCTCTAAAGAAATTTAAATTAGAACTAAATTCATGTTTACCGTCGTCCATAATAATATCAAACTTCACACCAACTAAAGAAGAATTCGTCCACATATTTTGTATGGAATGTGGATCATCTTGATCGCAATGAAAACATTGCACATCATTTATATTTTCTACATGAGAAAAAAATTCATCATTTACGTCTCCAAAATATATTTTAGATTTTGGAAAATATTCTCTCCAACTTTTAGCAGAATCTCCATGATAAATTCCAACTTCAAAAATATTGAGATTTTCATTTCTCAAATGATTAAAAAGATAATCATATAAAGATGAATAATTGTGCCACCCAGGATCGGAGTCTTTTCCTAATAATCCCTTCCAACACCCATACTTATAGAATATTTCACATAAGTCAGTTTTTTGATTTAGTTTATCAAGATTTAAAAATGAAAGTATTTCATCTTCTTTAATTTCAAGTAAGTCGTTTTCCATATAATTTAATAATTCCGTATTTTTTAATTCGCTAATACCAGTAAAATGGTAGTTATCATTATTTACACCACTCCAAAGAAATGGTCTATTTTCGTATCTTAACACCCGATATAAGAAAGAAAATCTTGGAAAAGTTCTAGGTAATTTTCCATCTAGTATATATCGGTACACCAAACAATTCAAAACATCTTGATCGCCACAAGACCATTGAAATTCTGGGTCTGGATTATGATTGGGACTCTTTGCAATTAAATCTTTATTCTTACATAAGTCAAGATACTCAGAAATAAATTTTCTTCCAAAATTATTATTTCTTACTAGGACTCTTGCAGCATTGATGAGATGTGAATTTTTCACTACTCGTTTTTCATCTTCACTGAAGAAATAATCTAATGTATATTCTTTAACAGATGACTTTACATAACAACCTTCCCTTTCCATCTGAAACCAAACATCACTTGAGTTCTCACTCAACATAGTTTCAGAAATGGATGTAATGTTCTCCCAATCAGTTTGCCAATACTGTTCGTTCTTAACAAAATTACCGTCGTGGTATAAAAGTAAAGAACCTTCTGGTATATTTTTTAGCGTATAATCAATCAAAAATGGTTTAAAGTCAAAATAACCAAAATTGTGAACATGAGTATTTTGATCTAAAGGTTCATCATAACAATTACAAATGTCTTCACTATTAGGAAGAAGTTTTAAAGTTCGTTTTGTATGAACAAAAATATCTTCAAAAAATGGCGCTAAACGTTCTTTAATTTGGTTAGATGTTTCTAACAAAGAAAATCCCTCATCATATGGTGGACCTTCGGAGCAAAAAGATAATAGATACATAATAATCAATAATTAACTACTTCAATAAGTTCTTTAACTCTGTTTATATAAGTATGATTTTCTTTAACAAAAAGCATTTGAGATTTAATTAAGTCATAGTTCTCTTTTTCTTTTTGAGCATCAAAGAATAATTGATATGTATCCTCATTATAAATGATATTACCATCAAAAAATTCATATACTGGTTTTGAATTAGTAATTCCCAGTTGACCATAACTAATGTTTTTGAAATTCCTACAAGGAATATAACCCCACTCTTTAAATGCTTTGTGTCTTACATCGGGCGCAAGATAAGATTTTTGAATTATTTTCCTCTGTTCTTCAAAAGATTGAGGACTAATCCAAGGGCAGTTATACTTAAATTCAAGACCTTTCTCTTCACAAGCCCGAATAAAAGGATTTAAATAAACTAAATTATCATACTCAGGTGGTGCAGTTTTACAATCTTTTGGACCACCTTGACCACCACCAATTGTTCCGGCAAAGAATACATAATTTTCTTTGGGAATATACATATCTTCTAAATTTATTTCATCGGGCAATAGGTCAGTTGCCCAGGTTGTATAAAAATAATCATACTCCGAACCTTTCTCAAAATAACAACCAGCACCAATCTTTGTTGCTTTACTGCGGTCTAAAGAATAGTTGTAATTTTTATCAACCCATTTATCAGCATTATATCTAACATCAATCAATCGTCCAACCTTACCAAGATAAGCGCCTGCTCCAGGATTACCTTCTACACGATTATCTTTGTTTCCAATATAATGAACTGCATAAGTTGAATTACTGAATAGAGGAATATTTGGGTTTCCAATAACTGCCCACTGTTCAGTAAAAATTAAAGCATCATTAAACAGTTGAGGATCAAAATTATCTGAACCATCAATCCAATAAGTTTCATATCCAAGTGCCTTAAAAGCATTATAATATCCGGAATGAATATATGAATGTGTATGAGAATATAATTTATACCCCCACACAATAACTCTTTTATGTTTCAAAATGATACCCCCAAATCTAATGACTTTGTTTTAATTTGATTATTTTTTAAATGATTTCTAAGTAATAATTCAACACACCAAATATTTTCTTCAGACATTACTTGATGATAAACTGGTTCAAAATGATAATATAGACTACTCCAAACATTCATAATTTTAGGAGATCCCATTCCAAACCAATCACTAATCATACCTGAAGGTTGATTTAAATCTTGATAATATAAGATATCTGATTCAAATTTTGAATTTAAAAAATCTATCTTAACAGAAGGGCTTACATCATATCTTAAAGTAATTACAAAATCATACTTTACATTATTTTCAATAGAATAATTTTCCCTAAGAAAATTGACCACCATTTTACTATAGCATTGACTATGGCATCTATCAATAGTATACTTTTCAAAAAATTCTATTCCATTTGGATCATCCAACCCATAATCAAAACATTTTTTAATGTTTTCTTCTGTTACTTTAATATTTGAATTTTCCCAATGTTTTGGTTTTTCAAAGTAAAAAGATTTTGGAGCATAGATATCTAAAAGTTTTTTATCCATATCAATGTCACAAGATCTACCCCAATGCCCTGGAGTTCTTTTGCCATAATCTAGATTATTAGGATCATACCAACAATGTAGAAAAACGTCTACATCATTACCATCTATGAGAGTTTGTTTAATTCTTTGAGAAGTTTGTATGGCATTACGTGGTTGACCAGACAAACATAATGCAATTTTCATAAGGAAATTTCTTTTACCACTTTTTTAATTAAAAATTCAATATTTGTATTAGGTTCCCATCCCAAAATTTGTTTTGCTTTTTGATAAGTTCCCTTAGAATATTTATTGGTTTCTTTTGCAACAATTTGCTTATCGAGTGAATAAAACCCATCGAATAGTTCTGGATAATTATCCCAAAGTTTTGATGCTTCTCTATAAATTGGTTTAATATTTGTGTTAAACACTTCACAGATATAACTTGCGATTTGATTTACAGAAACAAGTGTCCCCGTACAAACATTAAAGGTATCATCTGGTTTTTTCTCTAAACATAAATCAATCAATTTGACAACATCATCAACATGAATATAATCTCTACTCTGTTCACCATTAGAATGTAGTATTGGAGAATTATTATTCATAATTTCCCTAACAATATAGTTAATCAAAGGTGGGTGTTTTCTATGAATATCTTGTCTTGGACCAAATACATTAAAAAATCTGAGTGTAGTAACTGGCATACCATAATTTAATCGGTATGATTCGCAAACTTCCTCAGACATTTTTTTAGATAAAGAATACCAAAGTCTTGGATTTACTTTTAAATCTTCAGTAAAAACTTTTTCTTTATTATTCTCGTAAACTGCACTTGTACTTGCAAAAATTACATGGGGAACATTCCATTTCCTAGCACATTCAAGAATATTCATTGTTCCAGAAACATTTACATTAATAGTTTCAACTGCATTAGTTTCACAATCAGGAAGTGCGGTAATAGCGGCAAGATGAATAATACAATCATAATCATCTTTGATTAATTCATTTAGATTAGAATTACAAATACTAAGATTATAAAATTTTCCAAAAGTTTCACCGTTAATGGTTAAATTTTCCAAATATCCATTTCTTAAATTATCAATAAATGTAAGTATGTGTCCTTTTTTATATAAGTAATATCCTAAAGTAGATCCTATTCCACCTGCCGCTCCTGTTAAAAGTATTTTCATTTTAAGAACTCCTTTAAATTATCACTATTTCTTGGTATATTAATTGCCTCGCAAGAAGGATATGGATTACTTTTTGCAAAATCATTGATGATCACTCTCTTACAATGAGGTAATCCCATAACTAGTTCATCATATAAAATATTTTTTTCTTCTAATTCAGAGACCGTTATATCTTTCATATGTTTTGGTCTACTTGTTGTCAAAATTATTTTTACTTTACCTGATGCATATAAAGAATTTAAATAATTAATATTGTCTTGAAGAGGATCGGCATTACCAATATAAGGTGGAAAATGTATAGAGGAGTTTGTTACCAAAGTTCCATCGATATCAACAAATAAACACTTATATTGAGATTTGTACTTGTTCCAAGATTCAAGCGTTCCCCAATCTTTAAAATTAAAAGTTTTAAGACCATAAAAAGTAGAACCAGATAACATCATCTCAAATATAATATGGCTAATATAGCACTCACCTTCCATGTCTTTTAGTTTCTCATAGGTAACACAAAATTCTTTTGCATCAGAGAAAGCATATCCACCACTGGAAAAAGTAGAACTAATAACTTGTTTTTCTACAATATTAGTTACTATTTCATTAATATCAAGTTCAATATAACTTTTAGTTCTAGCATTAATATCATCCATATCATTTAAATCAAAATATGCAATTTGGTTTTTTTCTTCTACCAATTCACATTCATAATATCCATCAGAATCTTTAATAAAAATGAATCCATCTAATGAATTTTTATTTAAAAAATTATAAACAGTCTCTGACTGAGATTTAGTTTGATTGGATAGTAGAATAATATTTGATTTTTTATTTAATTGAAGTTCTTCAAGTTCTTCAGTAAAACCTTTTATAAAATTATATTTGTCTTCATGTTCTTGAAGGCAAATAAAATATATACTTTCAAAAAAATCTAAATTTAATCCTAATATAGATTCTGTGACCATAAATCTATTAGTCATTGGATGTGTTAGCATCCATTTTGGTCTCATATTTGGGAAACGACTAGACCTTCCCGCCATAGGAATTATTAAAGTCCGCATATAACTTTGACGATTTTACCATTGTATCAAGTATACTTCTTTGATCAGAAAAAGTCAAGTAAGGTTCAATTCTCAAACTATTCATTGCTTCTAAAATATCAAATTCATCAGTATCAATAAATTTAGAGTATCTATAATAAAGTTGATTCCAGATATGTTTATAAATTTGCTCCAATCTATTTGACTGTATGTTTTGGGTTTTGATACCCCAGAGATGGTAAAGATCTTGTTTCAATTTGACAAGATCAGAAATAAAACTATCAACATAACAGTCAAGAAAATCAATAAAAAATAATCTATTTTTATGAAAAATAATATTATTAAAAGTTAAATCTCCATGACAAAAAGTTTTAGGAACATAAACATCTTGCTTGCCAATTAAAAGTTCAATGTATTCCAAATAATGTTTATAATAAGTTTTATTTTTTAAAAATTTAATTTTTTCATCAATATTTGATTGAACATTAATCAATCGATAGTTTGAAATAAGAGAATCAAAATATTCAAATAAAGTATCAATGACAAATTCTATATCCTTAATAGAAGATGTAGAAAAAAATTTCACAAAAGATTTTCCAGGAATGTATTCCATATCAAAATACCCGTCCTGAATATTATGAACTTTGGGTGTATCTATATTCTTTAAAATTCGATGAGAAAATAAAACTTGTTTATTAACTTGCAAAAAAAGTCTTGAGTTATAATTGATTGATGAAGAATATTTTCTAAGTACTCTACTATCAATTAATTCAAGTTTACATCCAGATAATCCTACAGAAAAATCTAACATTGAGGATATTGATAAATTTTATGCTACTTTCATTAGAAATAATTTAAATAATATTTTCTAAATACCACTTATAAGTTTTTTGAATTCCATCATATAATCTTATAATGGGTTGCCATCCAAAAGATTTAATTTTGTCTACATTCAGAACTTTCCTTAGAGTTCCATTTGGTTTAGTAAAGTCCCACGAAATCTCTCCAGAAAAACCAACTACCTCAGAAATAATGTTTGCAAGTTCCCATATTCTAACATCTTCACCAGTACCAACGTTGATATGTTCTGACTCATTATAAACCTGCATACAAATATAACATGCTTCTGCAAGGTCATCAACGTGCAAAAACTCCCTCATTGCAGATCCATCACCCCAAAGATTTACTGATTCATTATTTTGAGTTGCATTATGAAACTTGGCAATCATCGCAGGAAGAACGTGTGATGTCTCTAGATCAAAGTTATCATTCGGACCATAAAGATTTGTAGGCATCAAGGAAATAGCGTTAAAGCCGTATTGCTGGCGATATGCCTGACACATCATAATACCAGCGATCTTAGCAATCGCATAAGCATCATTTGTGGGTTCCAGAGGACCGGTCATTAACTGATCTTCGGTAATTGGTTGAGTTGCAAACTTAGGATAGATGCAAGAAGAACCAAGAAACAGAAGTTTTTTAACACCAAAGTTATAAGACTGTTGGATCAGATTGGTTTGAATTTGAAGATTCTCGGTCAGAAAATCTGCCTTATATGTATTATTTGCCATAATACCGCCAACTTTGGCAGCAGCAACAAAAACATACTCAGGTTCTTCTGAACAGAAATACCGCTCAGTTTCATCTTGATTTGTGAAATCTACATCACCACGAGTTCCTTTAATAATGTTAGTATAACCTTTACTTTCAAGATTTCTGACTATTGCCGATCCAACCATTCCATTGGCACCCGCAACTAATACTTTAGAATCACTGTCCATAAACGCACATATCCTCAACCAATTCTTTAAATGAAATTTTAGGTTCCCAACCTAATTTTTCTTTTGCCTTTGCAGCATCACCTAATAAAGTCTCTACTTCGGCAGGTCTGAAATATTTAGGATTGACCCGAATGACTTGATTTCCAGAATAAGTATCATATCCAACTTCATCAAGTCCTTCACCTTCCCAAGCAATCTTCATTCCAAAATAGGGTGCTGCTTCTTCAACGAACTCACGCACCGAATACTGCTCTCCTGTGGCAATTACATAATCATCTGCCTCATCCTGCTGAAGCATTAACCACATCGCCTCTACGAAGTCCCTAGCGTGTCCCCAGTCCCTCTTTGAGTTTAGGTTCCCGAGATATAGTATATCTTGTTCCCCAGTTGAAATGCGTGATAATCCTCTAGTGATTTTTCTTGTGACAAAAGTTTCTCCTCTTCTAGAGGATTCGTGATTGAAAAGAATTCCAGAACTTGCGTGTAGTCCGTAAGACTCTCTGTAGTTTTTTGTAATCCAGTATCCATAAACTTTTGCAACTCCATAAGGTGAACGGGGATAAAAAGGTGTGGTTTCTTTTTGAGGAATTTCTTGTACTTTACCAAACATTTCTGATGTTGATGCTTGATAGATACGAGTCTTATTTTCCATTCCAAGAAGACGAACTGCTTCTAAAATACGAAGAGTTCCAAGACCATCAACCATACCAGTATATTCAGGCATCTCAAAAGAAACCTTTACATGACTTTGAGCACCAAGATTATATATTTCATCGGGTTGAACTTGTTGAATTACTCTTACAAGATTCGTAGAATCAGTTAAATCACCATAATGAAGTTTGATTTGATTGTAAATATGATCTATTCTTTGCGTATTGATTTGAGAGGCGCGACGAATAATACCATGAACTTCGTATCCTTTCTCTAGGAGAAGTTCGGCAAGATATGAACCGTCTTGACCTGTGATTCCACTAATTAAAGCAACTTTCATATAAGAACTACTTTTTTATTATTATAGCAAAAAAGGAGAGTTTATGCAACTCTCCTCAGGGTCTTTTAGGCTCGCCACCAATTCTTTAACTGGAAATTGGAAACCAGGCGGGAGTAAGATCCCATCCGCACCACCAATCCTTGAGAGAGATTGGAAACTCATAATAGGGTCATATTGACTCCACCAGTACTTTTAGAGTCTCTCCGTGACTAAAGGGGGGGTTCCCGACCAGTGCTGTTATAGACCATCCGTGTCTTCATCATCTTGAAAAGATAATGTCCTATCAACAAATCCACTATGAGATATAAATCTATTAATCCATTTTTCTTGCTCGTCAATAGGCATACTATAAAATAAATGGTAAGCTGCTTTTCTTTGAGATTGACTTCTTTTAGTATGACATACTTTGCATAGAACTTGTATATTATCAAGTTGACTAATAAGATCTTGTTTACCAATAGAAAGAAAAGATTGTCTAGATTTTTTTAATCCTGGATTAATATGATCATATTCTAAATTTTTTTTAGATCCACATTTGCAACACTCATACCCACAATGTTCGTGTATAATATCTCTATTTCTTTGTCTTTTCTTTTCTTGATTATTTTTGGCAACCTGTGGATTTTTAGAATAATATTCCCTCGCTGTTTTTTTACGGAGTTCTAAATTTGCGTAAGACATAGGTTATGAATATTTATATTAATATTTATAATCTATGTATATTTACGATATGCAGGAACTCCTTCAGAATCAAGCCAGCGAGTGTAATTAACATCTTCCATAGCAGTCAAACACTGCATCTGATTATCAAAAAGATAGATGTCATTCCATCGTTTGGTATAATAATCTTTTTTCTGAAGACGATAATCGGGTTTGTTGTTAAGTTCAATAATACCTTTTTCAACAAACCGATATTCTTCTCGTTCTAATAGAACTTTAGGTTGAATCATTTTACTTCAACAGTTTCAAGGTCCTGAATGAGATAATCAATTAGAATATCATAATTATCAAGAGGGTCATCAGAAAAAATAACTCCTTCATTTTGATAAAACTTACGAACTTTTTTATAAAGTTTCGGATTCTTTACATCAAGATAAAAATCACCATTCGCTGCGGCACGAAGAGTACTAATATCTTTCTTGAATTTGATAGTCAGAGACATCGCTTTGATTTGTTTACCTTGTTATTATAGTGTGATTTGAGTTTTACGTCAAGTATACCAGTTAGAGAACTGGCAATCGGGGTGACTGGGATCGAACCAGTGTCTTCTTGCTCCCAAAGCAAGCCGTCTACCGCTGACTTACACCCCGTAACACCACTATTTATTTCAGTGTATGATTATTATACTACTTCTTATGTCTCTTGTCAAATGGTTCCCAGTGTTGCCACCCATATTCATGAACTGCCCATATACCAAGAATTGGAGGTGCTGTCAAGAGAAGACCTATTATAAAAAGTGATGCCTGATTGTCGAATAATTTTTCTACAAGATGAAGCATTATCTGTGCTCTCCACTTCCGACATATAAAATAAACATCACAATCATCATTACAAAAACTGATTGAATAACTTGATAGGTCATTATCCTCTGTTTAATTGATTAACAACGGTTAAAAGTCCGTGAGCATAAAAACCCAATAATATGGCACCAATACAGGCACTAATGACTGATGCCGTTTTATTGTGCCTATCCATCGCCTTCGCAATAGACTGGTCTATCATTTCCTGAATCTCATCCTTATCCATTTTGTAAGAAGTCATAATACTTGTCTCTAATTTCTCTATCCACATCATCAAGACTCGTTAATGGAGGAATCCATTCTCCATTAATAAGTTTATCAGCAAATCTATAAACACTTGTATCAATAATTATTTTTAATCTAGTAAAAGAACTTAAAATAAACGCTCTCTTCTGAAAGTGTTCGTCCTTAATTCTCATTGCTTTCCGTTAAGATATTTTTCTAATGGATCTCTTTTTGATTTAACTATTTCACACGCTCTGGTGTAAAACATATTATTAGTATTCCCAGACTTCTCAAAAGTCTGCTTGATCTTCACCCAGTTGTCATAGGTGTGTTGATCCATAGAGTTTTAAGTCGAATACTACTAATTATGCTAATGAGTATTTTGAGTCTGTCAACTTTGTGAGGATTTATTGACATTAACGGAGAGAACAGGAATCGAACCTGCGAAGCTTTTAAACCCAGCCGCTTTCAAGGCGGTGTCCTCGACCAACCGGACTCTCTCCAATAAAAGTCCTTAACGGACTTCAAAATCAAGTTTTCTCACCTTACGTTGGCGTCTTGCTTCTTGCCAAGCAATATCCTGAGAGGTAAGAACACCAGATTTTTCTTTGGTACTCATAGAGTTTACCATAACAATCTTGGATAAGTCAAGTGCCGTAATATTTTCATTATTACGAATGGTTGCCATATTAGGACATCCACAAGTAATCGTTTTACCAGACTTACCTTCTATCTCACTTCCGCAAGACTTACATCTAATTTTTAAGTTTTCCATCGCTATAATTAATTATTCAGTAAATGATCTTAACATCCAAACTGCTTTTCCGTGAGATTCGTTTAAATCGTCAACAAGATTAATAGTTCCTTTTGAGTTTTGCTTCTCTGCTTCATCGGACACTTCGGTAAGCATCTCAATAATTTTCTTATGGTCTCCCATCAATTGCTCAACCATAGTCTTGGCATCAATGGACTGTGCGCTATTTGATGCCTGCTCCACCCCAGAAACCTCTGTAATGCGTGATAGGGTGCTTACGGGTTTCATACCCAGAAATCTCATATGTTCGGTGATACGGTCGATTTCTTCAAACATTTCCTCATATTGAGCACCAAACAAATCGTGATATTCCTTAAAATTAGGTCCCACCACATTCCAGTGATAGACCCAAGTTTTATGAAATAAAACAAAAAGTGATGCCTGAGTATCACTCAATAGTTTGAATAGTTTTTCCATTACTCAAAGGTGTGCTTTTGAGTATTTATAATAAGTGCCCGATACAGGTAATGCTCCTGTCGATGTCTGAGTGTAAATCAGGTCCCTTCACTTGCTGGGTCATCGGGCAATTTAATAACTCCTGCGTGAATCATTCTATGGCAGTTAGAACATAAAAGAACGCATTTGTCAAGTTCTAGTTGAAGTTTATCCCAACCAATACTATTGCGAGTTAAATTAAACTCTTTGATTGATGGGTCCAAATGATGAAAATCTAATGCAGAATAATGTTTATCAAATCCACAACAAATACATTTTCCACCTTTGTATTCTAACATTTTATGTTTAGTTACTACAAATTGCTTACTTCTGTATTTGTTAAGGCAAGATTTACAAGCCCATCTTTTTTTGGAACTGTAAGTATTCAAATTCGTAAGTTTTACATTACAGAACTTACAATTATCTACATATTTTGGTTCTTTGTATGTGCTAAGATTATATTTTCTTAACCAGTGTCTGACTGAACCTTCACTTTTATTTACAAGTTTTGAGATTTGCCTGATGCTTTTTCCGGCAGACACCAATTCGGTTAAATACTTCTCTTCCATAATAGTAGCACATTTCTTATATTATTTATACAAGAAGTGTGTTAAAAATTAATTAGATTCTAGCATATACTCTACGGTATTGGCAATATCATTCATAGCATCACGAAGATTTGGTCTTTGTCCCGATTCTTGCTTAATGATAGGACGATGATCGTCAGTTAAAATCCACCGCCACTGCTTCATACCCTCACAATACCAGAGATTAATTTTCATTCTTTTGATACTCTAATTCAATCCATTTAAGAAGTGCGTTTGCTTCTGCTCTTTCACTTTCATTCATTAAAGGTCCAAATTCATCAAGATAAAAACCCAATGCTTTAATGGTTAATTTTCTATCACGCTGGGAAATAAGAGACATAATCCTCCTAACTCATCATTTATAATACATTAAAAAGGGGGTTGTGTCAACCCCCCATCTATATCAGTTTGCGATACGCTTCACGGCAAGTCGTGATTTGTTGAGAATACTGCCCGCAAGAGGAACATAACCCAAATCATCAGCAATCATTTGTGCCTTAGAACTCAGAGCATAGTTGAGTGCCTTCTGAATATCATCTGCCTTTGCTCCATTACCAGTCTTATAGGCAAGAATCCAAGTCAGAGTGGAGATAGGATAAGCACCAGAGGCAGAAGGATTAGGACTTTCTCCAGCAAGATTTGCATCCAGTTTGATGGAGTTAAGAGCAATAGCACCACTCTTGGCAGTAGGAAGAACAAACTGTCCTGACTTATTTTGAAGAGCGGCAACTTGCAGTTTGTTTGCTCTTACAAATCCAGTATTCACATAACCAATTGAACCTGCGGTTTGACGAATTGTTCCAGAGACACCTTCATTTCCTTTACCACCAATACCAACGGGCCAATTGACGGACTTACCTACACCAGGTTTCCAACCACCGAAGGCATCCAGAGAGTTGGTAAAGGCATAAGTGGTTCCAGAACCATCAGAACGATGAACAACGGTCATAGGACCTGCAGCACATCCAACTGCTTTCCAGTCCTTGATGCGACCTGAGAAAATATCCACAGTTTGCTTCTGAGTGAGTTTCAGAGAGCATCCTGGTTTATTATAGGCAATCGCAATCGTTCCACCCACCATCGGGATTTGAACGACACCACGCTTCACTTTAGCCGCCTCTTTTGAGGAAATAGGCTCGTCCGTTGCTCCAAAGTCAACTGTACCCGCAATAAATTGACGAACACCAGCACCAGAACCAACGGACTGGTAATTTACACGATTACCAGTTGCAGCATAGTCCTGAAACCAGCGTTGGTAGATGGGTGCTGGGAAGGTGGCACCAGCACCATTCAAAGCAGGTCCAGCAAGTGTTGCTACGGGAGCAGCAACCAGACCAGCAACAATAAGATTTTTGAGTTTCATAAAAAGTGAATAACTACAGGGCAATTCTAAAGTAAAGGAAAGATAAAGTCCACTAAGATTTGGTTAAGAAGTTCATAACATAAAAAAACCACCCAAAAATTGGGTGGTTCCACTCAGGTTATGAGTGATTTATCAGAAGGTGAACTTGGTCTGAACCACTCCACCCCAAGAAGATTCACCTTGGAACCTTTGGTTGTTGCTCACATAGAAGAGAGCAGGAGTGATGCTGATGTTGTCAGATACGCGATACTTGTAGAAGACTTCAAGCATTGTGGCATCATCACCAACGAATTCAGAATTACCAGGTTGACCCACGGCAACACCAGCGGTATTACCTTGAGCAAATACATCAGACCACTGAAGTCCGACATACCAAGTATCAGAATCGGTGGCACCAGTTTTAGAACCACTACCATCCACATCGTTGTATCCGTAACCTGCTGAGATAGAAGGAACGAATCCACTCTCAGAAGGTTGCCAATAAGCACTCAGAGCAACGGCGTTGCTTTCCTGACCTGCAGCAAGGGCACCAGAACCGCCACCAAGAGCGTTGAAGGTGCGAACACGACTGCCCTCAGTACCATAACGGTAAGCAACGGCAGCACCCCACTGAGGAGCACGATAACCAACCTGAGCAAGGAAGTTGATTCCAGAATCAGAGTTGAATACGCCAGTTTCAGAACTGTCGCCATCTTGGGAGACATAGTTCAGACCAGCAACGAATCCACCTTGACCTTTCTTGGTGGGTTGCTTCCACTGAGCACCAAAACCAGCACCAGTTGCCTTGTTATAGACACCAGGAGCGCCAGCAAGTTGGAAGAAGTCCAGGATTTCCGACTTATAAGCAGTAGGAACCCAAGTCATCTCGGTGTTACGAACCAGAGGACCAGCAGTCAGAGTTACACTCTTACTAACTGGGAACTGATAGTAAAGACGGTCAATTGTAACCTGATCGGCAAGAGATTCTGCCTTATCAAGTTTGAACAGAGAAGAACTGGAACCAAAAGGATCGCTACTGAAGTTACCAGAACGCAGACGAGTGCGGAGCAGGTCCTTACCAGTGAACGAGGTATCAAAGTTCAGACGAACATCATAGTTAAATGCGGTATTACCCACATCGGCACCTTTATTGGTTACAAGACCAGGAACGCCACCAAGAACGAAGTTTACCTCACCCTTGAGTTTAGTTGTGGTAGAGAATTGTGTTGCTTCCAAGTTTCCAACACGACCCTCCAGACCATCAACACGACCCTTGAGTACGGC